CAACCCTTCTCGAAGATCGCGCGCCTGTCGCGCGGTTGCGTCATCACCGAGAAGCTCGACGGCACGAACGCGCAGATCGCGATTGTTCCGGCCAGCGACGCACAGAAGGCCGGACACCTTGTCGAGCCCTTCGTGGCCGTGGCCGGCGGATTCGCTTTTCTCGCCGGCTCGCGCAACCGCTGGCTCGGGACCGGGAAGTCGGACGACAATTTCGGCTTCGCCAAGTGGGTTGCCGATAACGCGGAGGCGCTGGCGGCGCTCGGGGAAGGCCGGCACTTCGGCGAATGGTGGGGCCTCGGCATCCAGCGCAATTACGGGCTCAAGGAAAAGCGTTTCAGCATGTTCAACGTGACGCGCTGGTGCCTGCGCGACTGCGTCCCGGCGGTCATCCCCAACGCTAACCCGAAGGACCCGGTCAAGGTTCAGGAAGTTCTGCCGGATTGCGTGGGCCTCGTGCCCGTGCTCTACCGGGGGCCGTTCGATACCTCGGAGTGCTGGCGAACCCTAGGTCTGTTGGCCCTCAGTGGGAGCCTTGCAGCGCCCGGCTTCGACGACCCGGAGGGCATCGTCATCCGCCACGACGCAAGCGGAACGCTTTTCAAGAAAACCATCAAAAACGACGAAAGTCCGAAATCCGCAACCCTATGAAAATTCAAAAACTCACCATCACCAACATTGGGATGATCGAAAACGAAGTCATCCCCACCGAGTCGCCGCTGATCCTGTTCTACGGGCAGATCAAGCAAGGCAAGACGACCATTCTGAACGCCATCCGCTACGCCTTCGGCGGCGCCTTCCCGGCGGACCTCCTGAAGCATGGGCAGGCCGAGGGCAAGATTCGCCTCGACTTCGCCGACGGCTACATTGAGCGGACCTTCTATCGCTCAGACACCGGCGACGTGCGCGCAAGGCCCCTAGAATACGTCATCGCCGGCAAACGGGTAGCGAAGCCCGTGGACGCGCTGAAGTCGTTCCTGAACCCCTTCCTGCTCGATCAAGACCACATCGTCCGGATGAACGACCTCGAACGCAAAAAGTTTTTCGTGGACCTGTTCGACGCCGGCACCGCCGGAATTGACGCCGCCCTCGTGAAGCTCGAAAACACGGCGCGCGAAGTGCGGGCGAAGCTCTCAGGCTACGGCGACCTCGACTTGACGGAACAGAAGCGCGTAAACGTCGCGACGTTGCAAGCTGAACTGGCGACGTTCAAGACCAAGAACCAGATCGAAGCGGCGGAGGCCGAAGCGTTCAACAAAAACATCGAGACACACAACACCCGGGTAAACGCGGAAATTCAAAGCCGGGAGTTTTGCTTGAGTGCAATCGTCCGCATGACCGAGGAAATGAGACAGGCCAAGGAGCGGCTGGCGCTTTACGACGACTGGCTCGCGAAGAACCCACCGCGCACCGACAAGGCCGAACCGGAACTGCTCGACACGAGCGGACTTGAAAAGGCAATCTCCGAAGCCGCCGCGCAGAACGTCCGCGCCGAGTTTTACGAGAAGTCCCTGAAGCGCGAACAGACCCGCAAGTCGGAGAGCGTGGACTTGTCCCTGATTGAAGCCGAGGAGCGCAACCTGCGCGAAGCCCGGCTCAAGAAACTCGCCACGGTCAACGAAGGCATCAAAATCCCCGGGCTCAGGTTCGACGACGACGGCCAGTTCTCGTTCGAGAACACCACGGCGGCGATGTTGAGCACGTCACAGTTGATGGAGTTGTCGAGCAAGCTGTCGTCGCTCTATCCGGAAGGCTTCGGCATCGAGTTGCTCGACCGGGGCGAAAGTTTGGGCAGGTCCATTTTTGACTACGTGGACCGGGCGAAGGCGGAGAACAAAACAATTCTGGCCACGATTGTCGGCGAACGACCGACGACGGTGCCGGAGAATGTCGGCGTCTTTGTTGTCGCTGACGGAAAGCTGACCAAGTAATGAACTACCTGCTGATCGAACACGGCGAGGGCAACGCGCCCGCGAAAATCACCGTCTGCAACTCGCATGTCGAGCGGCTGGACGTCACCCGCGACGCCATCCTCGGGCCGGACAACGCCGGACAAAGCTGTCCGCAAATCATCGCACTTCAGGAAGAGGGCCGGGCGACCTTCCTCGGCGACCCGCCGATGGACTGGCTCGAAGGCAACGTCATCATCACGCCGTCCGCCGCGAAAACGATATGAGCACGCATACCGAGACGTGGGAAGACCACGAGAACAGCTTGGCCGCTGCCGAGACAATGGCCATCCTTGAGCAGCAAGCGATGGAGCGCGCGACGACGCTTGAGACGACTGCGAGCCCCGCCGACGAGGCACTGCTGGCCCGACGGCGCGACTTCCAGATCGAGATTACGCCGAACCGCCATCCCGCCGAAGCGGGAGAAGTCCGAGTCGGCATCACCTACAACGGGCACTCGTGGAGTTCCTTCGTGTTGACCCGGGAAGAACGCACCAAGCTCGTTGACGCACTTGTCACCGCAAAAGTATGAGCGACTCAAACACCAACTGGACCGAACCGCCGGAGCCGGCGGCACCCGCAACCAAACCGCCTCCGATAGTCAACGAGTTCCCGGCGCTAACGCTGGCGGATCGCATCAACGGCGCGGCGCTGGATTTTTGGGGATTCAACGGGCGCAAGCCGACGGCGCTCTACCTCGGGGTGTTCGAGCACAAAGAACTCCGCGACCACGCCGAGCGAATTGCAAACTTCACCATCGCCGATGGCCCGGGAAGACTGCCGAAGACGAACGCGCTTTTTGAATACAACGGAATGCGCGTTTTCAAAGTTGACGTGCTGAGTCACGTAGGAGTCGGACGATGAAAGGGTGGAAACACAACCCCGCTTGGGACACCGCAACGCACACAGTTATGACACCGAACTTCACGAAATTTTCCAGCGAGCCGAGGCCGCGCTTCGGCGACTGGATTCAAACCTTCACCGGCAAAAAGTTTTGGGTGCTCGACGCTCGCGAGGAAGACGTTGACATCCGCGACATCGCGCACGCGCTGGCGAACACGAGCCGCTTCGGCGGACACACTGAGCGACCCTACTCGGTCGCACAGCATTCGGTTTGGGTTAGCCGCCACTGCCCGAAGTATCCGCTGATCGGTCTGCTGCACGACGCCGCCGAGGCGTATCTCGGCGACATGGTGAAGCCGCTAAAGGGCGACATGCTCGAATACCAGAGGGCCGAGGCGAATCTATGGGCGGTCATCGCGGACAAGTTCCGGTTGCCGAACGAACTCCCGGAGGAAGTGAAAGTCGCAGATCGCTTGGCACTGGTCACTGAGCGCCGGGACCTGATGAAAGTCACCGGGCACAAGTGGCATCCGACCCTTGAAGCTTTGGAGCCGGACCCGGAGCCCATTCGCTCTGGCTGGTGGGCGCACCGGCAGGCGGAGAAAAACTTCCTTGCCGAATTTGCTCGCTTGACAAAAAACGGCATCCGTGTAAATTGGCTGCATGAATGAATTAACTTCAACGCCGCCGGCAGTCGAAGCGCCCGTGAACTTTTCAAGGGGCCGCTTCAACCGCGCCGCCATCAAACGCCACTTCCTGAAAATCAGCGAGGGAAGCCGCGCTAGCAAATTCACTCGCGTCAGCGAGGACGCCATCAACACCATTGAAGCCATCGCGGAGACTGAGATTCGCCGGCTCAAGGATGCAACCTGCAACACCACGAACGGCCAGATGATTGACCCCGACGAGGGAAACGTTTTTCTCACCGGGGAAGGGCAGGCGCGACTCGTCGCTGCGTTCAACCTCTGGCTCGCGCGCCAGATGCACCGCCACGTCAACAACGTCCGAACGGGAAAGACCATATAATGTTCACACCGAAAATCCACGGAGTTAGCTCGTCAGTTATCACCACCATTCTTAAGGGAATGGAGGAAGCCCTAGTCAAAGCGGGTGTCCCGGTTAAGGACGTTCACGTCGTCGAAACCTATCTCCACTACGGGCTCTACCTCGAATTCATCGTCACCCTGATACGGATCAAGGGCGAACCGACGCGCCGGCTGACCGCGCGCTCCGTCACGTTTGATATGTGGGATCGAAAATTTATGTCCACGGGGCAGGAGCTTATCCGCGATCTCGTCGCCGCCTACCGAAACTCTCCGCTGATGGCGCCGATTGAAACCCCGCCGTGCAAGGGGCCCAACTGCGGATGCACCGACGGCCTGAAACACTCCCCGGAATGTCACGCCGAACACAACGCCCAATGAACGCCGACCAAATCAACTTCTGCCTTGAGCAACGCCGCGCGGTCGCGGACGGCATCCGCGCCGACCTCGGCAAGTATAAAGTTTGCACCTGCTGCCGTTCAATCGCGCACCTTGAAGTGCCAGTCGGCAAAGCCGATGTTTGCACGGTATGCAGCGCGTATCAGTGGGACGAGTCTGTCGAAGCCGTCCTCCTTGCCTCGATCCAAGCCGGCGAAAGCTGGATGCCGGCGCTGTGCGGCACCGTTCCGCGCGGCATCGTTTTTCCACAACTCCCCACCCCAACCGCCCCGACCATAAGCCTATGATAATAATGACCGCCGACGAACAGACGAACCGACACCGCGCCGAAAAAGAAGCCCGGGCGGCTGCTGCCCGCACGCACGACCACGACTCGAACCCCGATTGTTGCGGGGCGGCGCAATATCACAAGGACCTGATTGAAGCCGAGATTGTCACGGACGACCCCTGCGACACCCCGGCGGACCCGTCGCTTGCCGGAGTGCGGGCGGAATTACTCGCCGAAATCAACGGGGAAAAATTCGCGAGTAGCGCAGTCACCGACGACAACCTGAAGGCGAAGACGGATAGCCCGAACCCAAAGGACCTTGTCGGCGCGATGAAGCCGCCGCTTGACCTTGTGCCGTCCGCGCTCACGATCCACGTCGCCGGGGTCATGGCCCTTGGGGCGCGCAAGTATGGAAAAATGAATTGGCGGCAACACAAGGTCAAATACAGCATCTACTTGGCCGCTGCGCTGCGCCATCTCGCGCAGGCGGCGGATGGAGAGGACCTTGACCCGGAGAGCGGCTGCCCCCATCTGGCGCACGCTGCGGCCTGTTGTGGTATTGTTCTCGACGCCGTCGCCTGTGACATGGTGATTGACGACCGGGGGTCCCCCGGGCCGGCTTCCCGGCTACTCGCGGCGAACACCAAGAAAGCATGAAAGGCATTGACAAACTTGCCGAGCTACTTGAAGTCAAGTCGCGAATTCACTGCGGCCAGCTAGGATGGTTCACTCCCGCGAACGAACTGGTTCAAGCCGGCTGCGCTGAATTGAGCGAGGACGCCGTCCTCAAGTTTGTTTTGAAAATGCTGTATAAGGCCGACCCGAAATGACCCCCCACAAATATCAGGCGAAATCCATTGAGCGATTGTCCGCAATTCTTGCGGCGAATGGTGCGGCGATTGACGGCTCCGACCCGGGCATCGGGAAAACGCTCGTCGCCGTTGAAGTCATGCGAAAACTAAACCGCCCCACCTTAGTAGTTTGCCCAAAGGCCGTCATCCCCGGCTGGAACCGAACCGCCGCCGCGCAGGGCACCGAGCTTTCAACCCTGAACTACGAAATGCTGCGGATGGGAACCACGCCCTACGGCGGCTGGCGACCGCCGGACATGTATCATTCCCGGGAGTGGTTCAAGTGGGACCCCGCAGTCGGCGCACTGATTTTCGATGAAGGCCATCGGTGCCGGGGACGCGGCACCAAGAATTCGCTCATGCTCAAGGCCGCGCGCCGGCAGAAAATCCCGACGCTCGTGCTCTCGGCTACGCTTGCGGATAGCCCGATGGAACTCGACGCGCTCGGATACCTGCTGCGTTTACACGACTCCGACATGCCGCCGACAGTCGGCAACCCGACTCCGACCTCATTCTATACGTGGGCGCGCGGCTTCGGCTGCGGGGGTAGCCGGCCCTTTCACTTCCAAGGGGGAGTTGCGGACATGGCGAAGCTGAACGCGCTCCTATACCCCCACCACGGCGTCCGTGTGCGTATTCCAGAACTCGGCGATGCCTTCCCGGAGAACCAGACCACGGCGGAGCTTTACGACATTGACGACCCGGAGCGGATGATCGCGCTGCAAGCGGAGATGGCCGAGGCGCTCTCCGAACTGAAGAAGAAAACCGACCGCTACGGGAGAAACCCGATGGCCGTGCTCGCGGCAGTCCGCCAGAAAATCGAGTTGCTGAAAGTCCCGGTGTTCGTCAGCGTGGCAGAAGACCTGATGGCGCAGGGCGTCAGCGTGGCGATGTTCGTGAATTACCGATGCACGCAGGAGGCAATTCTGGCGCGGCTCGGCTCGGATTGCCGGATAGATGGTTCTCAGATTGGACCGTCCGGCGCTACGATGCGTGAACGCTGCCGCCGACGTTTTCAAGACAATTTCGAGCACTCCATTACGTGCATTAGCGAAGCCGGCGGAGTCGGCATTGATTTGCATGACATTCACGGGGTGCGCTCAGTCGCCTCACTCATTTCATCCGGTTACTGCGCGAAGATTTTCAACCAAGTGCTCGGAAGAATTCATCGCTCGGGCGGCAAGTCGAAGAGCATTCAACGTGTTATTTTCGTGACGGGAGAAGAAAGCCAGCACCGTTGCATCTCACGCAAGTTAAACAACTTGGAAGCCTTCAACGACGGAATCACCGACTCCGATTTGAACTGCTGCAATTTGCAGTTGACAAAAGGCGAGTTTCTGAACAGCTTAGGATAAACTCAAATATGAACATTACAGATTCAGAAACCAAAGTCCCGGCGGCGGAGCGACCGCACCATCCCTTCAGCCCTTCCAAATTGCAGTTCCTCGAAGTCTGCCCAAACTACGTGGGCCGGGAGAACGCCGACAACACCGCTAGCGAGCGCGGCACCGCGCAACACGACGCCGCCGAGGGCAAAACGCATTTGGACGATCCGAAGCTCGCCGACCACGAAGCCGAGGCGGTCGCAATGTGCAAGAATCTCCGCGACCGGTTGATCGCGGCCAACCCCGGGGGCGAGGTAATCACCGAAGCGTATCTCCCGATTGACGACGTGCAATTTTCGTTTCGCGGAGTCATCCACACGGGCACGACCGCCGGCTACCTCGACTTGGCAGTCATCAACGCCGCGCGCACCGAGGCCACGATCAACGACTGGAAATTTGGCGCTTGGAGCGTGGAGCCGGCGGAGAACAACCTGCAAGGGATTGCGTATCTCTTGGGGCTGGTCAAACGCATCCCCACCTTGGAGAAGGTCACGGTCACTTTTGCAATGCCGCATCGCGACGAGATTGACTCCCACATGTTTTTGGCGTCAGAGTTTCCGGCGCTCTACTCCCGCGTAGTTGCCGTAGTGGCGAAGGCGCTGAAGGCGCAGACGAGCGGGACATACGACGCCTGCAAAGTTATGGCGCCGTGCTGCCTGTTCTGCGGGGAGATAGGCGACTGCACCAAGGTCGCACAGTTCGCTTTCAAAGTCGGCCACAAGTATCAACCGCTTGTAGTCCCGGAAGTCGTCACGCCCGGGCTGATTATCAACCCAATGCACGCGAGCTTGGCCATGACGGTCGCGCAGACGATGGAGACTTGGGGGAAAGCAGTCCGCGCGCAGATCACCGCGAAGGTAATCGAAGACGATGCTTGGTTGCCCGACGGCTACACCTTCCGGAAGCGCGTTGACTCCGACGTGGTCAACTGGAAGCGCGTTGTAGAAATGGCGAAGGAAGCCGGCCTCTCGCAGACCGCGATTGACTCCGCCACGAAAATCACAATGACGCCGCTGAACGAAGCCATCAGCGACAACGCTCCGCGCGGCGCCAAGAAAGACGCCATGAAAGCGTTCAAGGAAAAACTTTTGGCCGATGGATGCCTGACGCTCGACCAGCCGATTTACTGGCTCGAACGTTTGAAGTCATAAAAATTTCTCCGTCGCTGAAGCGCCGGGGATTGCAGAGAAAAACACCGAACAGAAAGAACAAAATGAAAGTATCATTCAGCAAAACCGAAGCGGCTCCTGCCGCACCCGCCGTCAACCCTGAAGGGGCTGCGGTAACGCCCGCCGCCCCCGTTGTGGAAGCGGCTCAACCCGTCGCGCCAACCCCCGCCGCGACCCCTGCCGCCCCCGTGGCGGCAGAACCCACCCCCGCGACGACCGCGACTCCGGTCATGGTCGTCACGTCCGACGCCGGCCTCGCCGTCGCCGTCACGCAACCGATGCCCGTTGGAAAGCCGGCGGCATTCTATGACGACGAAACGCTCGAATCAACGGACCTCGTGCTCCCGCGTTTTTCAGTCGTCCAGAAAGTCGGAGAACTCTCGACGGTGTTCCCTCCCGGGACGGTCGTCCTGAACGGTCAACTCGTGCTGTGCCCCGCCGGCAAGGCGATGGAGAAGTCCACGGAATGCCGTATTCTCGTGGTCGGGTTCCAGCCGACGATCTTCGTGGAGAAGGTTGAAGGCGGCGGTCGCGGCAACTTCTACCGCACCGAAGCCGAAGTCGTCCAGAGCGGCGGTTCCCTCGACTGGAATGAGTCGAAGTCCCGCAAAATCCCCCTCTACCAGCGCAGCGCCACGGCGATGATTCTGGTTGAGCAACTCGCCGGCCTCGACGCGGCGGCGTTTCCGAACGTCATCGCCGGGAAGAACTACGCGCTGGCGCTCTACACCATGAAGGGCACGGCCTACACCAACGGCGCGCGGCACATCAAGAGCGCGCGGAAAGTCGGGCACCTGAAGGACGGCTACCGCACGGGCTGGTTCAAGTTCCAAAGCCAACTGAAAAAGTTCGGCGAGAACTACGCATACATCCCGGTCGTGAACGCGGACGGCGCGAGCACGCCTGAGTTGCGCGACGGGCTCCTGAACCTCCTTGGGTTCTGAACAAGTGCGGGTCCCTAAACCTCTTGTTTTTCACTGAGGAAGGACCCAACGGGCGCCGCGCCGAACCGGTCGGCGCCCGGTTATTTACGAGAGGTTGCCGGCGGATGGAACAGCCGGGCCCGCGATGCGGCGGGTAGCGGATTAGCTCTTAGGGCCGGCGAGGCTGACGAGCGAAGCCGCCTGTGAGTTCGATTCTCACCCTCTCGACCATTTTTCAAAAACTATGATTGGCCCCCTTGGAGAAAACTTAATCTTCATTCTGTCGCAACCGCGCTCTGGCTCGACCATGCTTCAGCGCGTGCTCGCCGGCAGTTGCGAAATCCACACCATGTCCGAGCCGTGGATCGCGCTCGCGCCGGCCTTCGCCCTGCGAAGCGGCGGAAACCGGAGCTACAACAGCGACGCGGGCGCGGAGGCGACCCATGACTTTCTTTCCCACATACCTGACGGGACGAATGTTTATTCCCGGGCTGTCCGGGCCATGTTGATCCATCTCTATACCTCGGCGCTGGCGCCGTCCGGCAAGCGATGCTTCCTCGACAAGACGCCACGCTATTATCATATCATCCCGGAGCTTCGACAATTTTTCCCGGCGGCTAAGTTTGTGTTTCTGCTCCGCAACCCGCTTGAAGTTCTGGCTTCCATGCTTGAAACTTGGGGCGACTTGGAGTTCGACAATCCGCACAATCAGCGCGACCTGTTCGTCGCGCCGCAACTGCTGCTCAACAGTCTGTCGGAGGGGACGGTCGTCCGCTACGAGAATTTGGTGAAGGCTCCCGAGGCAACCGTGTCCGACTTGTGCCGGTTCCTCGGAGTTCGATTCGAGCCGGAGATGGTGAACTACGGAAGCCGGCCTCCGTTGCGCGGGCGATTCGGCGACCCGACCGGGGTGATGCTGTATTCGTCCCCGGTAGTAAACAACCTGCACAAGTGGCGAACCACGCTGGCGTCCGACCTGCGCTATGCGCTGGCCTGCGGATACCTCGCCAAGCTGGACACCGACGTTTGTGAGGGCCTAGGATACCCCAAAAAAATGTTGGCTCGCGATTTGACAAGCCTGCGTAACCCGTGTAATCTGGAACAGTGATCGGAAATAAAACTATGAACATCAACGTAAAAAGCGGTATGGACAAAGACCCGTTCGCGCAGAGCGACCGGGGTGGCTTCGGCAAGAACGCCGGCAAGGGCGACAGTCCCCGGAGTTTGACCCGGGCCTATTTCGCCAACTATGACGAGATCGCGTGGTCCCCGCGCGTCAAGTCGCCGGGCAAGACGATTTACCGACCCGGGCGGAGATCGCAATGCTGCGGGGCAACGATGGACGTCGCCGGGCTCACGACGATGCACTACGTGTGCAACAACTGCGGCAAGTCGTGCGACCCCAAAAAAACATGAACACAATCGCCCTCGACTACGAAACCTTTTACTCCAAGGACTACTCCATCCGCGACCTCGGCAACTGGCGCTACTGCCACGACGCCGAGTTCGACCCCTACATGCTCTCCATCTTCGACGGCGAGCGAAAGTGGGTGGGGCACCCGGAAGAATTTAATTGGGACGCGCTGCGGGGGAGCCGTATCATCGCGCACAATGCGGCCTTCGACGGCTCCGTCACCGACCGCCTGATCGAGGACGGGCTGGTTCCGCCGTGGGTCCGCGCGGAGCTTCCGTGGCAATGCACGGCGAATTTGTCGTCGCATACCGCCTCGGTTCGCTCGCTCGCCGACTCCATCAAAGTGCTCTACGGTCGCAACGTGAGTAAGGGAATGCGCGACTACATGAAGGGCAAGCACTGGCCGCAGGCAATCGCCGACGGAAAGGCCAAGGACCTGCAAGACTACGCAATCTCCGACGTGGTGGAGTGTCATCGCCTTTGGACGGACCACTCGCCGAAGTGGTCGCAGTTCGAGCAAGACCTTTCATCCCTGACGATGAAACAGTGCGCCCGGGGTGTCGCCATCAACACCGAACTGCTCGACGAGTATCGCTCCGTTTTGCAGGAGGTTATTTACAATCTGGTCAAGTCGTTTCCGTGGGTTGCGCGCGGCGCCAAGCCGACGAGTCCGATTGCCATCGCGGAGCAATGCGCGATGGCCGGCATCCCCGCGCCGCCAGTGAAGACGCACGACGAAGAAGGGTTCGTCCTGTGGGAGTCAACTTACGGGCCGCGCTTCCCGTGGGTCTATGGCGCCGGCCAGTGGCGCTCCCTCGGCAAGCTGCTGTCGTCGCTCGACACGGTGAAGGAGCGACTGCGCCCGGACGGCACGATTGATTTTTCCCTGCTCTACTTCGGGGGACATACCGGGCGCTGGTCCGGCGGCGGCTCGGGGTTCAACCTGCAAAACCTCCGCAAGGTTCCGCTCTACCTGAAGGACCGGCACATGGTGGACCCGCCGACCGGGTTGACCTTCGACGACATGGAACTTTGGGTTGAACAGGCGACGGATTACGCGCTCGACATCCGGAAGATTCTGGTTCCGCGCGCCGGCAAAAAGTTCATCATGGCGGACTTGGCGCAGATTGAGCCGCGCGTGCTGGCAAAGCTCACCGACAACCGGGCCCTGCTCGACCTGATTAAGTCGGGGATGAACATCTACGAAGCTTTTGCGCGAACGTCTTCCGGCTGGACTGGCGGAGTTCTCAAGAAGGAGAACCCGGACATGTATAAACTGAGCAAAATTCAAGTGCTCGGCCTCGGCTACGGCTGCGGCTGGGAGAAGTTCATCTCGATTGCCGCCGGCTACGGAATATCGTTGACGGAGGAAACCAGCCGGGAACTTGTGGACAAATTCCGCTCCGGAACTCCCGGCATCCCCGAGTTTTGGGCGACCCTCGACGCGGCCTTCCGGCGCTCCGTGGGCGGCAACTTCTCGATGGACCTGCCCTCGGGGCGCTCGCTGAACTTCCGGGACATCCGCTGCGAAACGCGGAGCAAGAAGAACAGCAAGACCGGAAAATTCGAGAAGCGCACGGTCTATGTTTGCGGAATCGGCCTTGACCGCGAGGAGTCCTACGGCGGAAAGCTCTCGGAAAATATCACGCAGGCGATCTCCCGCGACGTGTTCGGAACGCATTTGTTGGAACTTGAGAAGCAAATTGGCGATGTTATTTTTCACGTTCACGACGAAGCGATTGTGGAAACAGACCTCGACGTGAAAGTCGCTGATGTGGAGCACGTAATGGCCAAGTCGCCGGACTGGTGGAATGATCTTCCGGTGGAAGCCGAGGGGAAAGAAGGAACGTGCTACGGAGAATGATGGTTGACAAACCTGTCTAAACTACGCATCTTGACTACGTGAACAAGCTCCCCCTATGATCTATCTCGAACGACTCTCCGACCACGCCATCAAAACCGGTATCGCGCCTTGGGATTTCAAGCCGGCCACGCCCATTCCTGAAGAGGTTCGCTTCGACAAAAAGGAGCGACACCTTTGGATCAACCGACCGAGCACGAACCACCACGTTTATTCCATGTTCGAGGGGGTCAACGTAAACCTCCGCATCACCAAGCCGAAGGCCGAAGGCGAAGGCAACCCGCCACTGTTCCTGCACGGCCTCGTGGCCGACTTCGATCACGCGACGAAGGAGCCTGCCATGCTGGAATCAGCCAGTCAACTCAGCACGCCGCCAAACTGGATCGAGCGCACCCTGTCCGGCAACTGGCGCTTTGTGTGGGTCTTCGAGAAAGCCATCCGCCTGCCGTCATTCTCCTTCGCGACGCACTTTTTGAAAACGTTCACCGAGTTCGGCTTCGACCCGGCGCTCGGCGGCATCGGCTTCGACCAACCCGCGTGGGAGGCCCCGGAACGCTATTGGACGAACGGATGCGACTGGCGGATACTGAAATCGGAGTTCATCCCGGCCAACGTAACGGAGGGCTGGCTGGCGGCGGCGATGGCCAAGTTCGAGTTTTCACAGCGCGAGTTCGGCGCGTCAATCCCGATTGAGTCAGTCATCCCGGCGCTGACGGAAAAATATCCGACCTTCGCAGAGTGGCCGGGGGAGTTCGTGGTGGGCGCTCACGGCCCGACCTTTTGGGTCCCGCTCTCGAAGTCGCCAATGTCGGCGACGGTTTACGAGAACGGTCTGCGGACCTTTTCCGAGAACGCGCACAAGACCTTTTTCTCGTGGGCTGACCTGCTCGGGATGGACTTCGTCAAGAAGCATCAGGCGGAGTCTGCCGGCGCGGCGGCGGCTGACATATACTACGACGGCAAAAACTATTTCCGTCGGTTTACCGATGGCGCTTGGCGACCGGAAGCGGAGGGGACAATCTCCCGGCACCTGATCGTCAACCGGGGAGTCTCGGCGAAGACCTCCAAGGACATGCCCATTTCATCCCTGAACAGCACGCTCGATTTCATCTGCAACACGAACCGGGTTGACGTGGCCGTCCCCGCGATCTTCTTCCCCACCGGGTTCAACATCATCGAAGGCCGGCGCACGCTGAACACGTCAACGATGCGGGTCATGGCGCCCTCCGCCGACCCGGGGATTTGGGGTCCGAACGGAAATTTCCCGTGGCTGTCGTTCTTCTTGGAGCACATTTACACGCCGGAGCAAGGCGACGTTTTCCAAGCGTGGATGAAGTGGGCCTACAAGAACGCGTTCATTCAGGCGCCGAAGAGCGGGCAGGTAATGTTCATCGCCGGGCCGGTGGAGATTGGCAAAACTTTTCTCGTGACTGCCGTCATGGCCAAAGTCTTCGGCGGCTCCGCCAACGCGGCGCCGTGGCTCATGGGCGAAACGTCCTTCAACTCCGAACTGTTCAACGCCGGGCTGTGGGTCCTCGACGATAGCAACGCCATAACCGACATCGCCGGGCGCCGAAAATTCTCCGCCGCCCTGAAACAGATCGCCGCCAGCCGGGAGTTCTACTTCAACGAGAAGTTTCGCTCCGCCGGCAAGGCCGTCTGGCTGGGCCGCGCCGTGGTGACGATGAACGCCGACGAAGAGAGCGCGCGGATGCTGCCCGACCTCGACCTGTCGAACCTCGACAAGACGATCATCCTGCGGACAGTCGGAAAGAAGTGCTGGGAGTTCCCGGGTAACTTGTCTGAGATCATCGAGCGCGAGCTTCCGTTCTACTGTCGCTGGCTGCTTGACACTGAAATCCCCGCGCACCTTCTTTCCGGCGGCAGGTTCGGCATCAAGCCTTTCGCCGACGAAAGCCTGTTCGAGATCGCGGAGCAATCGAGTTCGTCCGCCGGCTTCCGTGAGGTTATGACCATCTGGCACGCGGAGTGGTTCCGCGACAACCCGACAGCGGAGTTCTGGCATGGTTCCGCGACCGAGCTTCAAATCGCGATTGCGATGGACCCGAACCGCCGGGGCGCGATGCAGGCGAAGACCGGCGACGCCGTAGGCCGCGCGATGGCGACCCTGATGCACAAGGGGACGCCGGGCATTGAGCGCGGCATTGCGCCGAACAGAGGACGGGGCCGCTACTGGAAAATTCACCGGGACTTGAACAAAGTAATTGTTGACACCACCACCGACTCCGTGTAATCTGAATCAATGTTTATGCCATACTACTCCGAAGCCACCGACCTCTCCTTCACTCCGCTTTCCCGTGACGACGAGGCGGCGCTGTTCAAAGTTTACCACTCCCGCACCAGCAACTCGCTGCGGGCGCGCAATCGGATCATACGGCACTACCTGAAGTTCACCGCCAAGACGGCCATCGCCTGCGCGAAGGGAGCCTTGGACGAAGACGACGCCATCAGCGCCGGCAACTTCGGACTGATGCAGGCATTGAAGACGCGGCGCTTCAACCCGGCGCGCGGGCCGCGCTTCTCGGGGTATCTGCGGAAGTTCATCCGGGGGCAGGTCTTCGAGTCGTTGAAGAAGGGCCAGCGCCTCGGAAAAAGTGCATTTTCGTATCACGACGAATACGGGGAAGGCGCAGTCGTTACGGGCCGCGCCCACCTGACCGGTTCGACGTGGAACCGGGATTACGCGGACATGAAATTAGAGGTTGACGAAGGCTATGAAAACAGGCAACTTAACTCAGTGAGACGAGAGTCCATTTTACACGCCGCGCGGATGCTGACGACGGCAGAACGCCGGATCATCCGGCATGAACTGGACGGCAAAACGCAGACCGAGACGGCGAAGGCGATGAAAGTGAAGCGGCAGGCCGTCGGCAACCTGCGGATGCGGGCGCTGCGGAAACTTCGCGGCGCGCTCGCGGCACAGAAACACGATTTGCTCTGACAAACAAACAAACAAACAAACAAACAAACAAACAAAAAACCATGAATGCGAAAAACATCAAAATGAAACGACACTCCGACTGGCCCAAGGTTCGCGTGAACAAGGGCGAGAAGAAAGTGTTTATGTTCTGGCCGCGCCTGAGCCTGAAGAAGGTGAAGTCGCGCCTGCACGCAACCCTCCGCCAAGCGCGCGTCCTGCGCGGCCTGCTGCGGCGCACAAAGGTCGGCGACGAGACGAATCAGCGAACCATAAACCAACAACTGCTTGCGTGCCGCGTCCGCGAGGAAGCGATTCACCGCTACATGGACGTGGCATGAGAGTCCTCGCGCTCGATCTCGGGACGAAGACAGGTTGGGCCATGCTCGACGAGGGCATTGTCACCGGCGGGACGTGGACGCTGGCCAAGCCGAAGGAGATCGCCACGCAAAAGGCGATGAACCTTCATCGGTGTTGTGACATGCGACCCGCCCGGCTCATAGCCTTCATCCGGGGGGTCCTGCCCGTGGACGTGGTCTATTTCGAGGACGTTCAATTTTTGAGCACGCAGTATCAGGCACAGCTTTGGGCGAGCCTGCGCTGCGTTGTGACGTTGCTTCACCCGGAAGTCCGCCTTGTCGCGGTGCCCGTCGGCACGTTGAAGAAATTCGCCACGGGCTTCGGCAACGCCAAAAAGGAAGACATGGCGAAGGCGCTGCCCGGCGGAATCATGGTAGCGAACGAGGCCGGCGACGGCTTCCGCGCGATGGACGACAACGAAGTTGACGCGAGGCATCTGCTGGCCCTCGCCCGGAAGGAACTCGGGATTTGAACATTATGAGCGTGAGAACCAATCGCGAGATTACCTCGCATCAAATTGCGGACTGCCTGCACGTAGTCGCTACGACGAGTCAGTTTTTGACTCATTCCGGCGACTTCAAAGACACGTCGGCGAACGGCGACCATCGGACCACGCTGGAAGTCACGTTGACCAAGGCGTGCGACCGGCTGGAAAAAATCCTCGACGATGACACCCGCTGGGGAGTCCAGCCAGTTGACGGCCACTCCTACGCCGCCGCGCTCTGCGGCGAGCAATACCGGCAGGTCGCGACCGGCACCCGGATCGTGAATCAGCGCCTCGACATTGAGGCGCAGAACGCAGTAGCAATCAAGGAGGACGCGAACCGCCACGTCGCTCACCTTATTTCCATGATGGCACAACCACCAACCACCAAACGAAAGAGAAAATCGAAATGAAAAACTGGACTGATGCTGAAGTTGATGCCCTTGGCTCGGGGGCGAACACCGCCGAGTTGGCGCGCTCCCTTGGGCGCTCGCGGAGCACGGTATGGCAGGCCCGCAAGCGGCTCGGCCTGCTCGGATCGCTTGTCACTGATGGCTTGCCACCGGTCACTTACGAAGGTGACAAGGAACGAGCGACCGGTGATTTGTGGCGGGTGAAGTTCAACGAACTCTCCGCCAAATACCAGAAGGCGCTCAAGGAGCAATCCGTAGTCGAGCAACTGGTGGGCGAGATCAAGGACATAGCGCCGAAGTCATATAAGTCGGCGCCGGCCATCACGAAGCTGCGCCCGCGCAACCACGGCACGCCGCAGAGCGCGATGCTGCTGTTTTCCGACACGCACGTCGGCAAGGACATTCGCCCGGACCAGACCCTCGGGTTCGGCAACTACAATTTCGACGTGTTCCTCGCGCGCCTGAAGTATCTGGAAGAGTCGGTCATTTCCATCCGCGAGAACCACACCACGACCGAGATCAGCGAGCTTGTGATCGCGATGCTCGGCGACATGCTCGACGGCGCGCTGAACCACGGCGTTGAAGCCGGCCAGCGCGTTACGTTGTTCAGCCAGTTCTACGGCGCCAGCCACGCGGTCGCGCAGTTCCTCCGCAATCTCGCGCCGCACTTCCCGAAGCTCCGCATCAAAACCGTGGTCGGCAACCACACCCGCTGGATGAATCAGCGCAAGATGCCGACCGAAAACCGTTTCAGCAACCTCGACCAGTTCTTTTATGCGATGGTTCAATCTTTGGTCCACGACATTCCTAACATTAACTTTGATCTCGACTGCCAGCCCTTCAGCATCTTCGAGGTTCAAGGCTTCACCTTTCACGCCGCACACGGGGACCACCTACGCGGCGGCGATAAGGCGATGGGAATTCCAAACCACGCTATCGCGCGGGAGATTTCGACCAAGACTCAACTGTTCGGGAAGCACGGAAGGCAGGCTCCGCACTATTACGTCACCGGTCATTTGCACCGGGGAATTGTTCTACCGCACGCACTCGGGGATGTCACAATTAACGGTGGGTTCCCGGGCCTCGACAATTACGGACTGGCTGAGAACTTCAATCCCGTGGACCCAAGCCAACGGCTTTTCTTCATGCACCCGAAATACGGGAAAACCGCCGAGTATGACCTGAGCCTGAAATGGGCCAAGACCTACGCCGAGCGCCCTTACACCATCCCGGGCAACTTTCCAATGGAATGAGGATTACCAAAGTAAGAACCTCCTTCCGGGCCATCAACTGCTCGAACTTCACCGTCGCGTGCGTGCTGCACGAGTCGGTGAAATCTTTCGAGAAAGCCTTCGGGCCCGGGGGCCACGATACTTGGGCATTCTGCACCGTCGGATATGCTCGAAAACGCAAGCGGGTTGCCACGCTCAATTTTTGCCGGAACTTCGTCAACGTCCCGCTCGTCGCGCACGAAGCGACGCACGCCACGCTCGCTGTTACCCGCCGGCTGCGGTTGGCGGCGACGAACGGCCTCGGCGAGGAATTGATCGCCATGATTACGGAGAACATCGTCCGCAACGTTATGATGTTCCTCTCCGTGAACAAGGTGAAAATGAAGCCGCACGACGCGCTCGAAACCGCGCCCTCGGGGTTGAGCTAATTGGCGCTTGACAGTGGCCGGGGACCCGTGTAAATTGACTGCATGAAACTTGAACACTGCAAAGGACCGGCAAGGCCGGCTCCGCGTCAACGCTCCATCCCGGAGGAAAGTTACCGCGTCTGTCCCAAGACGGGCGTAATCACCGACCGGCGTCCCACCGGCAAAACCTTCACCCGCCACGAATGGGCCGTCCGGGGATGGTTTTTCCCGCGCTGGGGCCAGACCACTACCCTCGCACGCGCATGAAGTTACGAGAACTGTCTGAAAAATACTTGGACTCCGTCACCCGGCTGCGATCCAAGTCGCCGCTGACGGTGCAGAAAGAACGCTACACGCTCGACCGCTGGCTCACCGCCTACGGCGACCGCGAGGCGGACCAGATCACCCGCTCCGACCTGAACGAGTTCGCGATGAACCGGGGGGAGGACGTGTGCAATCGCACCGTCAACCTCGACATTCTCTCGTTGCACAACGTGCTAAAGTTCGGTTTGGAAACGGGCCTCTTTTCCAAGGCGCCCTTGGTGACGGCGGAATGGAAGCCGCTAAAGCACAAGACGCCCCGCCGGGAGTTGATACCGGACGACGCGCTCGAACGGCTCTGCACCGTGGCTACCCGCTTGGATTGGAAGGAGCGACCGGAGTTCCGCAACGGGAAGATGCTGGCGGACTACTTGCGGCTGGTCGCTTATAGCGGTTGCCGGCGGCAGGCCGGAATCTCCGCCCGCTGGTCGGATGTTGACTTCGGCAAGCGAACCATCGTGTTTCACACCAAGTTCGACAAGGACGTTGTCGTGGTGATGAACAAGTCACTTTTCGATCACCTGAAAGCCATGTATGCCTCGCGGCGCGACGAGAATGAGTGGCTGTTCCCCTCGCCCGACCGGACCAGCGCCGGCCACTGGATCAGCCCCTCGGCAGTCTTCAGCGCGGTCAGCCGCGCGGCTGGGTTGGGGACGATGTGTTTACACGACCTGCGCCACGCGTTCGCCAGCCGCGCCGTCATGGCCGGCATTGACTTTATGACCGTGGCCGCGATGCTCGGCCACTCCGACGGCGGCATTCTGGTGTCGAAGGTTTACGGGCACCTGAGCAACGAGCACCTGCGCTCCGCCGCCGCGAAGATGAATTTCTGAAAAGGAACTGTGCGAAAGGAGGGTGAACCCATGAGATAAAATCCTACGATTGCCTCACTCTGGCCGTTTTCACCGCTCGGTGAAAGCGGCCTTTTCGCTGAACTATCAATCTACTGCTAATTTCTTGAAAATTGACATTTGCCGGATCGGGAAATCGTCTCTGTTACAAAAAGCTCCCACTTCTTGTAACAAGGCGACATTCAGTAAAACGCCGCCAGACTCACGTCTGACGGCGTATGGTTTTTCAACCAGAGGGGAGGGCAGAAATCAGACTGCGCGGCGCATTAGACCGTCCAGAACGGCACCGCCGCCGGGGACGACTCTTTTTGAGGGGGAACCGCCACTATTCAGCACCGCGAGGCGCTGTGCAGCCATCGGGTCCCCACCTGCGGCCTGCCGTGGCTGGATTGGCACCTGCTGGGGCATTTCCGGCACGCTGGGAGCGACCGAGCCGTCCGGGTTGGTCTGATCCTCCGACGCACTGGCGGGGCTCCCAACGATGCTGGCAGCGTTCGGGAAAACCTCGGTCAGCTTGCCCGTCTCGTCGAGGCGGGTTAACTCCTTGACATTCAGGGCTTTCGGGTTGTAGAGCACTGCCATTACGTCCGTTGACACCTTCGGCTTGAAAAATTCGATCCCCATACCGGTGATCGCCTCTCTCGGCGGAGGGTTATCAATGCCGCCGGTTGAGCCCGCCGCCACGTAGGCGCCCGGGATTTGGCCGTTGGCGATGGCGCGGAATAGGAGTTGCCCGCCCTTGGGGAATTCGGTGCCTTCTTCAAGCGCGGGGATTTCCGCCTCGGGTTGAGTCGGTTCGACGGGCGCTTCGGTTTCGGCGCTGGGCGCCGGCATGAGTTGTTCGATCATATATTTAAGATGCCTCTGCGGCGGTTAATTGTCAACTGCGGGACGGTTGATTATCAACCGCGTCGTTTGGGGGTGATTGTTCAAGCGTGGCTTGATCTGCGGCGCCAAGACCAAGCACCCGGCGGATGAATCCGTCGAGGCCGGAACTGGTTGCCTGCCGCGCACCGTCAATCAGCGCCGGCAGTTCTTTCTCCGAAATCTCTGGTAGCTTATCATTTATCATAGGTCACAAGTTACTTGGCTTTGGGTTTGATGTCAAGGGCAAAGGTTTCCTGCCGCGACTTCGCCCGGCGGATGGCCAAATCTTCGGCGTGCTCGATCTTGGCGACTTCCGCCTTCGCCTTCACCAGTTGCTTGCGCGCGATGACCACGTCGGCCAAGGCTTTAGCCCTTGAGATGGGGACGTTCTTTAGCGCCTCGGAGAGCGGGCCGGCATCCACGAGTTCCTGCAAGTGCGGCAGGTAATCGCCGAGATTGAGTTGCGACCAGCCTTTCTCCGCCCAACGGCGTTTTTCCAAGAACCAGAGCGCGCCTTGCAACTCACTTGGTTTCATACCAAGTTTGTCCGCGCCGTGCTTGAATGCGGCCTGAGAAAAGTCGAAGTCCACGTCGGACACGCCCTTGGTGTTCTCCGGAAGAATCCGCCAGCGTTTCTCGAAGTCGGAGTAAGCCGCCTCGCGAACCGAACGGTCGGCCCAAAGGTCAATCGTGGCGCCGTGGTCAAGTCCAAGCAGGTTGCGGACGAACTGGCTCGTCTTCGGTCCCGTGTTCTCCGTCATCCACTTCCGGGCCGCGACCTTCAGCACCGCGACGCTATTGGCGTTGAAAAGCACTTCGTCTTCGATGCTCAGACTTTTGCCTTTGAGCCGGGGCGCTTTCGTCGGGCGCAAATTCTGGCTGTCAATCCACCAGCCGAGAAGAGTCTCGTCGGAAATCTTCGCGGGCCGCTTGCTCGCCGGCACCGCGTCCACGTAATCTTGATATAGCACGCCGGACTCAATCTTGTCGAGCCCTTCGATAAACCCGGCAACCAGATCGTCGAACCAACCAGCCTTGTAAAGCTCGAAAGCGTGATACGCCGTCTCGAAGTTCTGCTTCGGCTGCGTCTGCGGGGAGGTCGCGGCCAGCAATTCCGCGAACAGCGAAGCGTCTTTGCCGAAGTGCTTTTTCAGCGGGCCGGTAAAACGGGAATACCACGTTCTCCCGAGTTCGACTGCCGGATCGTTCTTGAATTCTTCGTAACGGGCCGCGAGCTTGTCGCCGACTTTCTTGATCGCAGCCGCCTCGCCATATTTCTTCACCATCGGCGAGCCGACAATGTCGGAGCCGATTAACGGCGGCGTTCCGTCCGCGTCGCGCGCGGTTACGACCGCCTCGGGGAAATGTTCTTTCTTCTGTTCGAGCGTGAGCGACTTCACGAACTCCCGGTTGTAGCGGTCAATCGGCGGCGCCGGCTTTCCGAGTTCGAGTTGATCTTCGACTACGGGCGCTTTGACCTTGTCCGCCATGTATTGCGGCTCGCGCATCGCGCGGGCGCGCTGGATCGCCGTCGGTTCCTTGACCGTCGGCTTCCCGGTCGGCAGGAGCATCTCGGAAAACACGTCCCGAATCGCTTGGCTCGGGTCCTTGGACACATACACGTCAGCGTAGTTTCCGGCGACGTGCTTGCCCTTGTCGGTGAGAAGGTCCACGGTCAACGAGTTCATCTCGGCCACGTTGTCGAGGGCATGGGCGAGAAGCTGGGCTTTGCGCTTGCCCCAAAATCTTTCGTTCAGTTCGACCGTCATGTCGCCCTGCCCGGAGGATCGGACCCGGACGAATCCGGCGTTCAAAGCTTTCAGCCGTTGCGCTTCATCGTATTCGCCAGAGAACTTGGTGCCGAACTTCTTGTTGAGCTTATCGGAGTTCTGCGCGAGGTAGTGTTCGTGCAGGACTCCCCCCAGCGGCTCCTTCTTCCCGTCCGGGGTGATCCACACGGTCGGAGACTTGTCCGCCATGAAGGACTTGGAGGCGGGCTTTAGGAGATCATCCATGCCGTCGGCGAGTCGCCCGATTAAAGCCGCATCCTCGGTTATCGCCGGTCGGCGCTCGGTGTTTAGCAGGTCGGTCAAGTCGGAGGCATGTTCTCGAAGTGATTTTCGCACCCACTCCAACGCCGGAAAATCCAGAATATCGTAGTTGAGATTGACATCATTCAGAAGTTGCTCGGCCTTGCTCAGGCTTCCCACTGCCGCGTCCCGTTGTTCGAGGGAAGCTCCGTCGGGAAGGTCCCGGAGGCGCTGTTCGGAAGCTCGCAGAATTCTAGCCGCCCGCCTAACGTCCTTTTCGACTGCCGGAGGCAACCCTCGGGAGTTGGTAGCCTTGTCCGCCATGAACTTCATGGCCGGCCCGAAGTCTTCAATGTGCTTGCCGTTGTAAACGACTGCGTGACCGCCTTCGAGGGCTGCTTTCTCGATGGCCGCGCGCTGCCGGCGGTTGAGTTCGGTGAACGATGCAGCGTCGGCAAAAAGGTAGAGCGTGTTGTCCATCAACTCCGCCTGAACCTCGCCCTTGTCGAGCGCCGCGTTGACCGACTTGTCGCGCGTGTCGTTCGTGATCTTCACGCCGTGGCGTTCGGCGGCGTCGCGTGCGTGATCTCCCTTGGCGTCCACGACTTCACCTTCGCGGGTGATCCACGTTTTCTCCGCCATGAACTTTTGGTTCGGGTCAACTTTGGAGGACACTTGCATCCATACGTGATCGTCAAATTTCTTAGTAGCGTCGTGACCCGGGGGACTTTTCTGGAACCCCAAAACTCCGGGGTTGTCCCGGTTGAAGTCCTCGACACGCTGGCGAACCGCCGCTAGGTTTGTTTCGGCTTGTTTCAGTGCAAGTTCATTCTTCGCGCTCGTCTTCCGCTCTCCCGCGTTCCACGCTCGGGTGATCTCGTTCTCCACGTCTAACAGAACTTTTTCCAGCCCGCGTTTCTCTTCCAGCAGCGCGTCCCTCTGATTAAGTAGAGGTTCCGGGACAGACAACGTCAATTCTTTTCCCGACTCTTGGACGTTACCGAATACTTTCTTCCTCAAGTGAAGAGGCGCCTCCGAAATCACGTCCCCGTCGAGGACCGTAATGCCAGACTTCTGCAACCGGGAGCCCAACTCCCGATAAAGTGCTTCCGCCAACCCCCGCCTTCGGTAGCCGGCGTCGGTTTTGGTTTCGTCCAGATACGCCTCTCCATCGTTCACAGAGTAGCGAAGGTATGCCACGGTCTTTTTCCCATCCTTGAATTTCAGGGTATTGCCCTTCTCCGAAAACTCCAAACCGGAGGACTCAATCTCCTTCGTGGCTTGAGTTTTCTCCGCCATGAACTTCTGGTTCGGGTCAACTTTCGAGCGGATGTCCTGCATCCCGACGGTTTTGTCGGTGCCCTCCAAGCCCTTGATGGGGCGGATTTCCACGTTGCCGAAAACTTTCTTCCGCAGGCCGATGGCGGGAAACTCGCCTTCCTTGTTAGAAACTGCGGTGCCCTTTAAGTCGGTGACTCCGGCCTCCTGCAAGCGTGCGCCCATTTCGCGCGTGAGTGCTTCCGCGAGGCCGAGCCGGCGATATGTCTCGTCGGTGAACACCATGTTGACCGTCGCCGACTTGGCGCCGTCCGCCGCCCGGAAGGAAATGTCCGCGACGGGCTCCCCGGAACTGTTGCTGTATCGGAGAACCGTCAGACCGTCCTTCGGATCGCGCGTGCCGGTGAAAAATAAACCTTTGCGTTCGAGTGCCTCGCCCGCCTCGGTGAGAGGCCGGCCCTTCTCAGCCATGAACCTGCCGGGCTCGGACCCGGGCTTCTCGTAGGGGGAGATGATTTGCTCCGGCGCGAAGGCCACGGCGACAGCGTGTTCTCCGAGTGAAGTGAACGTCGCTTTTCGGGTGACTCCGCCTAGGTAGGTAACTCCATCGTAGCCCGCTTCCTGCATCCAGCGAACTACTCGATCCGGCGCCATCTCCAACCCCTTCAGGGAAGCTCCCGAGGGGTCCGCTTGGTATCCTAGAAATTCGTCGGCCTTCTGCGACTTGATGGCGTATTCCTGAACCGCTTTGAACAGATCAGTCCCCCGAAGAGGTCGGGGCGCGTCAGCTAGAGTCCGCTCGAAAAACTTACGGGCGGTCCCATAGCCCTCGGGCAGTGGAGGCAACTTCTCGATTAAAGCCAGCGCCTCGGGTCCAGTATAAGTTTTGTCGGCGATGAACGGGTTCCGCAAATCCAGATACGCCGGAAACACCCCGGGGGTTCCTTCCGCCGGGTTTACCTTCTGCTCAAAGAACGAATTCGTCGAGGTAGGTTGCATCGCGTAGCCCTCGGGGGATTTCCCAACGAGCTTCCGCAAAGAATTTCTCCAAGGGACTCCGCCGGCTACCCCGGGGTTGTCGGTAAAGTAAAACCCCTTTCCGAATAGACCGCCAGATTTGGTTTTGTCAATATCCCACCCTCCGGAAGCGATCAACTCTTTCGATTTGAACGACCCGTGATAAAACATCTTCGGCATCCCCGTCTCGTCTTTGAGAGAGGGGTGAGCTTCCGCAGTTCGCTCCCGGGCTACCTTCTCAGCCATGAACGCTGCCGGCTTGCCGAGGCGCTCCGTGGCGAAGTCGTAAACGTCTTTTGCAAACTTGGCGTGCAGCGCCGGGTCCTTGTGGAAGGATTTCGCCGCCGTGTTCTCGTCCACGTCGCCGGCAGTCTTCGTCTTGATCTTGCCGGAAATCTCGGTGCCCTCGTAAACCGCGAGGTTATACACGTTGACGTGGCTGATGATGTCCTCATTCTTGCGGAGGAAATCCATCGTGTGCGCGTAGGTCGCGGCAGTCTCTTCCGGGAAGCCGATGACGATGTTCGGGATGAAGTTCACTCCCGTCTCGCGCAGCTTGGTGACGGCTTCGTCAATCAGCTTTTCATTCGCCGGCTTCCGCAGCGGCTTCAGAATGGAGTCGTTGTAAGATTCAACGCCAAGCTCCACGTATTTGATGCCGGCTTCCTTCAGGAACTCGGGCTTGAACAGCTTCATCTGCGCCGCCGTGGTCTGGATCACGAAGCCCTCGAACTCGGGGTTCGCTTCCTTCATCTGTTTGAAGATACGCGGCATCTCCGCGACGTTCGGGGACTGGCCGAAGGTTTTGTCGTTCAAATACACCAGCTTCGCGTTCAGGTCGGAGAAGGAGTCCACCTGTGCGTTGACTTCAGAGACGGGGCTGTTCGTCACCTTGCGGTCAATAGTGCAGAACGTGCATTTGTGCCGGCAACCTGCCGACAGTTCCATGCGCGGGATGATCGGCGTGCCCCGAAAGTGCGCGTAGTCGAAGCCCTTCTGGTATTTCACGCCCTGCGCTTCCACGAACTCATTCATCGAGTTCCAAATGTGCGACTTCGGGCTGAGTGCGGCGGCGGCGGTGCGGTCGGTGTAGCCGCCGAGGTCAACCTCGCCCTTGATATGCGGCACGAGTTCTTCGGTCAGCGCCTTGCTCACGTCCATCACGGAGAAGGCCACGCGACCGTAGTCCGCTTTTTCCAAAAATGCCTTCGCTTCCGCGACGTTGTGAACCGCGTAAAAATCAGACTTGGCCAGATTGTTCTTCGCGACTGCGGCCCATTGCGGGATTTCCCAAAACGTCGGAGCCTTGTCGAAGCCCTTGCGGACCCCGGAGTAAAGCTTCTCGTAATACGGAGTCGAGATCGGGTCCGGGCCGTTCGGATACATCAACTCCGGCGCGAACTGCACGAGCAATACGCGGTCGGCGTTCGTCGGGGAATCGGTCTGCCGCACCCACGCATTGCCGCCGCGCGCTTTCGCTTTCTCGATGGCATCCGGGTAGGATGGACTCTGTTCGGTATGCTCGCTGCCGGAGACTTTCTCCGCCATGAACCGAGCCGGGGTGAGTCCGATGTCATCCCCGGCGAGCTTCACCGGCGCGTCCGCAGGAGTCGGAAGTTTCAGCGCGGTGTCGTCCGGGCGCTTGCTGACTTCCCCGGGGACGTGCGCCGCCGGGTCTTCTTTGAGCGTCTGCGGCTTGCCGAAATCTTGAACCTTGTAGCCGGCCTCACGGAGCGCGGCTTCGTAGGTCGTGGTGCCGTCGCTGAACCCGGGCATCTTCTCAAGCGTGGTAATTTGAGCCTGCTGGCCCCAGCCCTTCAGCTTGCCGAAATCCTGCCAGCCGTCGAAGGTCGCATCATACATTTTCCCATCAGGGCCTTCGATCTGGATCGCGCGCTTCTCTGCCATGAACCCCGCTGCCGTAGTGACGGACACGTTCGGTTTCATCCCGGACACGTTCTCCATCACTTCCGCTCCCCGTAGATTCTTGACGTTCAGACGCTCGCTCGCGGGCTTCAGGTCCCGGAAATTAACTCCCTGCGCTTCGAGGTCGGCGCGCAGCTTGTTGAATCCCTCAATCGGCTGGCCGGCAAAAGGCTCCTTCGCGTAAATCAACGGCTGGCCGTCTTTGCCGAGCGCGGGAGTTCCGACTTTCTTGTTCGCTTTGGCGAAGTCCGCCGCGAGAATCGGCACCGGGGTTCCCTTGGTGTAAACCTTCGCGGAAATCGGGGTGTTCTCCCCCATCGTCAGATTGATAAAGTCGAGTGCGTCCGGCGAAGAAAGTTGCTGCGGCGTGTAGTTCGGGTCCTCCGCCGGGACATGCTGCGCCGTCTCTTTTCCACGGACCAGCTTTGACCCGTCGCCGCCGAATCCCGCATTTTGATTCTGAAGATATTTTAGCTGGTCCTCGCGGATGGCTCTCAGCCCCTCTCCGGTCAACTCCCCGCCGACTACTTTGTCTTTGAGGTAGGGAACTTTTTTGAACCCGATTTCTTTCACCGCGAGCAATGCGTTCGCCAGCAGAGCCTCACCGTTGAAGCCGACTAAAATCTCTTCGCCCCCGGAGGTTACTTCCGAGGACTTCTTCATCCATCCATACTTGTTCGCTTCGTCCCTGAGAGCCGGGTTGTCGCGAGCCGCTTGGATTACCTGTCGGCGACGTTGATCCAACATGCCGGCGGCGCCCTCTTCATTCTTGGCGCCTTCGTGGAGAATCTTCCAGAGCGCGCCGGGCAAGGCCGCGATTTTCGCAAACGCAGATTTGGCCTCCTTCGGCAGGTTCGACTTCGCCACTCGTTCCGCCTGAGCCGCCGTCGCCGCGTCTGCCGCGTCCCGCGCGGGGTTGTTAAAATCTGCGGAGGTCTGCCCCCGCCGGCTGGGCGCTTCAATTACCGGAGGCGCCCCGGGTGTCACGGGATTTACGGGAACATCGGTCCCGAGGGGCATGTTGAGCCCGTTGAGTTCTTTGCTGCCCGGGTTAAACGGAGGGGTAGGCTTCACTCCCCGGATTACCGGAGGAATCGGCTGGGGAGCCACGGGAGCGATCACCGGTTGAGCCGGCTTGCCGAGATTGAGCTTGCCGAAAAACGTGTCAAAGTTGGCTTGCTCGTCCGGCGTCAGCACTTCACCGCGATTGAATTTGTCGAGAAGCTTCTGCGCGAGGGTGTGCGTGCCGGACTTCTTCAGTTCGGCGAGCCGCGCGGCGATTGCTGCCGCATTGTCCGGCACCACGGGAGCGACCGGAGCGTCGGGCGCTGCGGGTGCTTCGGGGGTTCCGCCCGCGTCGGCCAGCGCCTCTTTGATTAGCGGGTTGTCGTGAAAATTATCCCAAAGCGCCTGCGCGGCGCGAATCGAGCGTTGCGTGTGCTCGACCTCTTGGCCCGGCGATACGTTCGACTTGCGATCCATTCCCTCGGGCAAGCGCGCGAGCACCTGATCGTTGACCAACCCGAGACTTTCGAGCAACGACAAAAATAGACGGTTAGCCGCGCTGGCGTTTTCCGGAGTGAACTTCACGTCGCCGGTGAGCCCCCGGCCTTCCATTACGACGGTGAGAGCTTCAGCAGCCAGTTCTTCGGCACCTTGACCGAGGTTGATGCCTTCCTTTTGGAGAGCGGCCTGCGCCTCGGCCAACTTGATTTGAAGCCGCGCGCTCTCGGGCCTCTCAGCGAGGGCAACTTGCGCCGCCTTGACGGCCTTGACAAGCGTCGAGTTCATGTCCGCCTCCATCGCGCCAACCTTGCGCTTCCTGAAGGACGCCATCAATTCATCGTGCAGCCGTTGGCGCAGAGCAACCATCTCCGGGGCCATGCCTTCGGGGGCATTCTCCGCCTTAAAAGAATCGAGGACCGGGTGAGCCAATTCGTGACCGAGCGCGGGGAGACTTCCGTCGGGATTGAGCTTGACCAACATGGCCGGCTTGCCGTTGATTGGATGGTCAGCCACGCCCGAAGCTGCCCGGACTCCAAGAGCGGCAAACTGATCGGGAGTGACGACATACATTGGCCGTCCCAATTTTTCAGCAAGCCGCCGGACGATGTTCACCCGGTTGCGACTGTTGTCGTCCGCGATCTTGGACTGATTCTCCCGGTGCATGGCCTCGACCGCTTCATGGCCTTCGACCGCGAGATCGTGCGGCTGTGCCGGATCAACGTCTCCGAGTTGCTCCGCGTTCTTGAGAATCGTCCGGTTGATGGCCTCCGTCTTGGCCAGCGCCGCGCGTTTGATGCCGGTAGCTCCGCCCATCGCTCCGCCGATTACTCCGCCGATTGCCGGCGCGATAGTCGCCATTGCAACTTGCTTCTCCGGGTCATCCGTCAGCGCCGCCAGCGGCAAGCCGAACAGTAACCCGCCTTTGGCTCCCTTGAGCGCGGAGACTCCCACGTCGGTTGCAAAATTTATGGCGGTTTGACTGCCGGCCATCCGGGCGATGCCCGCGACGGCCTTGCCCGACAACATGGTTCCGCCGGCAAGCGCCGCCGCTTTACCCGCCGTGGCGGCATGACCTGCCGCTAACGCTCCAAAGGCGCCTGCCCCGACGGTCTTGCTTTGGAAGGCTCGCTTACCGAACTTAGCAGCCGCGTCACCGACAGCGGCAACTCCCGCTGCTGCCTTTTGCGCGAGCCTTTGCGCCATGAAAAGCGCGGTTCCTTCTTTCGCCGTGGTGAGATAGACTTTTCCGGCTTCGTCAACCAGCGCCGACCGCGCGGCGGCGTTTCCAACCCCCGCCAGCTTTACGACCTTGAGCGACTTTAACGCTCCCAAGGCCGGGACCAAATTCGTAATGTCGAGCGCGACTCCGAAGCCTTCGATGGCCTCGGGGTTGATCTCGATGTCCTGCTTCTTCAGTTCTGCGGCATCCATCCCGAGCCACTCGGAGAACACCGACTGGCCCTCGGCGGTTTTATTCACCGCGTCAGCGGCGTCGAAATCGTTCAGAAAACGCTTTACGTTGTCCTCCGGTTCGAGAAAATTCTCAGGGTCGGAAACGTCGGCTCCGAGGCGCTTTGTAAGGTCGGTTCCCGTCACGGCGCTCAGGATGTCCCGGGTCCCGGGGATGCCGAGGGCCTTACCTACCGGGGGCTCAAAATTCACAATCTCGCGAATCGCATCCCGGGCGAGGATAACCGCGTTGGCGCTGGCAGTGGACAACCCCGACACGAGTTCCGCGTCAGAGCGGGTGCTAACGTCGGCCAAGATTTTCAAGGCTTCATCTTTCGAGGTAGCTTTGAGAATCTTCTTGATGTCGGAAGGACCGGGAAGGTGGGTAGCCGACCAACCGGCCTGCACCAGACTGGTTCCCATTTTCCACAAAGTGCCGAGCGTCCCGGCGACGCCTTCAGCGACGATCTTGGGGGTTAGCCCGATGGCGCGGTGTTTCGCAGAAGCGTCTGCCAGTTTCTTCAGATCGTCCGGCGGCGCGAAATCCCGAACCTCCGCCCAAAGTGCCTGTCGCTCCGGCTCTGCCATCTCCGCGAGTTTCTCCGGGGAATAAGAACGAATCTTTTCGAGAGCAACATCTGCCTCGGGAGGGCTCCACTGCTCGGCGGACTCTATCCCCGAGATTTCGTCAGGCGGACTCCACGACTCCGTCCCGGGAAGTCCCGAAATTTCGTCAGGCGGACTCCACGGCTCGGCGGGCGCAACCGGCGCCACGGGCGCAACCGGCAGGGGCAACATCTGGAATCCGCCGGCAGGCGGAGCCGGAAGCGGCGCCAGTCCCGGGTCGGGGATGTTCATGGACAGAGGTTCAGGTGCCGGATCGGCGATCCGATTAGTATCAATCAGTGAAGACATGTCTGAATTAAGATGCCCCGTTTGACCCCGTTTGTCAATCAAGGTTTTTGGAGTGACATTTTGTGCTTGGCGTTCCAATACCACGCCCCGTGCGCGAGCTTCGCGTATTCATCTGCGGAAGCAGCCTTAGCCGGGTTCTCTTTGGTTGACCCCGGCTGTCCGTCTGGAATCGGCGAAGGCGGGCGGGAAGAGGGAACTCCCACATTGGAGGAAGGTTGAGTAGCCATCGGTAGGCTCTCCAAACCGTCAGTCAAATCTGCCTCGCCCGGCGCCGGGACTTTACCGCCCCGCACCATTCGGTCATTGGCGGCTTTGAGCATCTTGATCCTCGGAGCCAGATATTGTTCCCACACTAATTTGCTGGAAGAAAGCTCGGGGACCGTCTGCTCAATGAACTTCAATTCCTTCTCAGACAGGGCGCCCTTCAAAAGCTGGGTCCCTTCCGCAACCTTCCAGTTGGCGAACATCGTCAATTTCTTTTGGTCGTCCCGAATGGTCGGGTCAATCCGCGTCGCGGCCAGCGCCCATGCTGCCGCCTGACCGGGTAGGGTCCCTATGAACGGGCCGGTCGCGGTATCCTTTGCGATGATGGTAGAAGCCTGCTCCATGTCCGCGAGAAGCTGAAGGTTGCGATCCAGAACATCTCTCTGGTCTATCTTTTGGCGCTCCGTCAAGGGCGTCCCGGTATCCCGCAGAGCCGCGAAATCCTTGACCCGGTCAGAGTCCAATTCAAAGGTAGTCTTTGCCTTCCCGTCCGCGTGATATAGAGGTCGCCCGCTTTCCGCAGCTTGTTTGATGTTGCTGGCGGTATTCAGCGCGGACGCGGGCCCCTGCGCCGCCTGTTCGGCGTCGCGTTTTTGAATCGGTGCAAGACGTTCCCGCATCTTATTGTAGTCGAGAAATTCCCGCTGACCCTGCTCGGCGCGGTAGGGGATGGCCTCGTTCTTGAAGTTTGACTCCCAAGCTTGAACTAACGTCAGGGCATCTGGCTCTACGCCGTTACTGAAATTAGCCGCCGCCAGCTTTCTAGCCGTCTGGTTTGCAATCGCGATGTCCGCCTCCGCCGACTTGAAAGCCTCTACTTTGGGCCGATTCAACTCCTTGTTCTTTATGTCGGCAAGCTCCGACTCTAGTTTAGCAATCCGGACTGCCTGTTCAGCCGGGGCAGACTCAAGCTCGCTCTTGGCTTTCGTCACGCGCACTTCGTCTTCCGCCTTCTGCCGTTTGAGGTCGCTCCCCATCGAGGCCGACTTGAAAAGAGTCTGCACGTCGAGCGCGCCGCGTTGAAAAGCGTCAGCCATGCCCGTCAGCACCGGCATGTCCGGCTGTTGCAGCCGGTTGACCGGGACGTTGAACTGGACCTCGCTCCGACTGGACGGTAGTGATTCGCTCATAAATTCTGGTGTCTGTTATGCCCCTTGGCGGTCGTAAGCGGCCTTGGTCATAATCCCGCCGTAGCTCCCGCCCACCGCGCCGGTCATGCCGGAGCCCACGCTGCCGATGATGCTCGCCCACATGTCGCCTTGCGCTTTCAGCCGGGCCGCTTCAACCCCGGCCTTGCCGAGCTTGCGCGTGTTCTCAAAATCGTTGTTTGCACTCGTCAACGCCATCGCGGTCGCGCCGCTCATACCAACCGACGGCATGGCCGCGTTGCCGACGCCGATTGCCCCGCCGGCCCGGGCGAACTTGCCGCTTCGGACGTTATTGTCAAGCTCCGCTACCCCCGCGAGCGCCTTCATGCGTCCCGCGCGGATGTCGTCCGCCGCGCCGAACATGCCGATGGCATTCTTCTCGCGCTGCTGTTTCAACTGCAAGCCAGCCGAGCCAAGCAAGGTGCGGACTCCGGTTCCAGATGCTCCGCGACCTTCAATTCCTAGACCGCCCGTGCCGGCGCCTTCGAGGCCGGCCTTGACGAGTTCCGCTTGAAACTCCGGGGGCAACGTTGCACCCGCGTCGAGTTCTTCCTGCGCCTTCGTCATCAAAGTATCAATCGCGCTCTGCTGCCCGGCCTTCGCATCTTCAATCAGTTTCGACACTTCGCGCGTCGCCTTGTCGCCGACGCCCTGCCCGGTTTTGTCGTATTGCAGTTGCGCCAGAAAATTCTCCGAGCCCTGTGAGCGCATCGCCCCGAGCACTGGATCGTATTTGCGCTGGGCCGCGAACTGGTCCTGATACTTTTGCAGGTCGGCGGCTTTGCCGACTTCCTGCATCTCGTCAAGATCAAGCGGCTCGGTCGCGTTCCAACCCTTCTGCATGGCCTTGGCGGCTTTGTTGGCGGCGGCTCCTTTAGCGGCGGCGGCTCCGACGGCGGCGACTGTTCCGACGACTGCGATGGCGATAATTGACATAGTTCAGTTCTCCAAAAGTAATTCCTCGGGGTCAATGACGATCTCGTCCATGACCTCCGCCACGCTGGTCTTTTCCGTGTTGTGAAAAGTCGTCCAGACCGTGTCTTCCAATGCCTGCAAAACCCGAAGCGTCCCCGGGGGAGTTATGCCGATATGCGGCGCGACCAGAATCTCCACCCCAGCGTGTTCCGTCCACACGACCGCCGCTCCCTGCGAGAGCACGAACAGGTGCCGTGTCCGGTGAATCCGGGAAATCACCCGCGAGCCCTTCGGCACCCGGCACTCGCGAATATACATCTTCCCATTGAAAGTATGCGTGACCGGGCACTCCGGCTGGTCCTTTAGCGGAACCTCCGCGCGCATCTGCCGCGTGAGCTTCGCGATGGCCATGTAATTCTCGCTCGCCCGCCCGAAGGCCACGACCTCCGCCCGCGACATGCGATCCGGCACCGCTAACGCGGAACCGTTTGGCGTCGTGATTACAAGATCGTTCATCCCTCACTTAAGATGCCTGTTTTTCACCCTTTGGTCAACTGCTCGTTATGTAAAACTTGACCCGCCAGTTCAGGGGGTCAATCTGATAATTCCCCGAGGTCGCCCTATCCCAAACAAAGATGTTTCCGCGAAACACACAGCCCACGGTAGTTTCGTTCTTGAAAGACGAATACGTGATCTCGTCATCGGCTCCGCCAGAATCCCAACGGAACATTTCAATCTTCACTTCGTCGCCCACTTCCCACGAGCTTCCGTCAGCTTCCTTCAGCACCATGACGCACTCCACGCTATGTGGAGTTGCATCGAGTAGGTGAGCCACTTCGACAATCGAGTTGATCGCGACCACTTGTTCCGTAGTGACCGAAAAAGGAGTCTCCCAATCGGCGGCAGTGCCGGCGGCGTTCATCCGCAGGAAAGCGCGTGGATCGCCGATTTCCCACTTGCTCATAGGGATGTTGTCGCCGAGCTTGACCGCCGTGACCGCGCCGTTTGCGATCTTGTTCGTGGTAACGCTCAGGTCGCCGAGCTTGGCCGTCGTGATCGAGCCGTCGGCCACGCCGACTTCTTGGGCAACCCAGCCGAGCTCGGTCCCCATGTAGTAGAACAGGCCAACAACCGCCGACGAAACGACCTTCAGCCAGATTTGAAACTCCGCTTCGTCTGGCGCCGTGGCGCCGACATGAATCTCGTCGGAGGTTGACGCGGAAACGTCGAGCGGGACGTAGGTAGAAGTGTCCTCGTCCCATACCCAAATTTGCGTTCCGTTCTTCAGCCAGACGCCGTCGTTCGCGGTCGGCTGCTCGTCCGTGACGACAAAGCCAACGGTGTCGGAGGTAATCTCCACCCGGTCAAGAAATGCGTTCAGCAACTCCTGCGGAGTGCCCCGGAAGTCAGTCGGAATCGGTGCGGCGGTAATCGTAATCATGCGATGCCTTTGGCGTAGTAAAACTTTCCTTCCCACTTGGACAGGGTGATGCCGGTAGCATCCCATTTCTCCCCGGCTCCGAGGTTGGAGTCATAGACAATCGGAAAGGTATAGTTCTCGGGGATGAACACCTTTAGCTCAGTAGCATTCGACCACGTCTGAAGCGGAATCGAAACTTCATCACCGACAAGATAGCCCTTTTCCGCCGTCTTACAGCGGATGACAAACTGAACATACTTGGGGGTAACGCCCAAGGTATGAGCTACCGACAGCGCGGGATAGTAGTCTCCAACCACCCCCCCGGTGTAGGGGGTTATGTCAATCAACTCCGACTCTTCGATGAACGCGTCCAATTCATCCGCTGCGCGCCACTGCGCTTCCGTCCCGCCCGTGCTCATTCTGACGTAGTAGTTCGCAGGGCCCTTCTCCCACTTGCTCATAGGGATGTTGCCGGCCAGCTTGATGTTCGTGACGGCGCCGTTCTTGATCTTGTTGGTAGTAACGCTGTTGTCGGCGAGCATGTCCGTAGTGATCGCGCCGGCTCCAATTACGACCGGCTGGGAAACCCACGCGGTGCCGTTCCAGTAAAAAAGTCCTTCAACTGCTGAGTCAACGATTTTCAGCCAGATCGAGTAGAGCGAGGTATCCGGAGTCACCGGGTCAAGGGTGCCCGGGCCAATCCAGATTTCGTTCCGCGTTGACGCAGACACGTCGAGCGGGACATACGTTCCGCCCTCGACTTCTTCGTCCCAAACCCAAATCTGCTGGCCGTTCTTCAGCCAGACGCCGTCGTTCGCGGTCGGCGCGGAGTCGCTGGTGACAAACCCGACCACGTCGGAGGTAATCTCCATGCGGTCAAGGAAAGCTTCAAGCAACTCCTGCGGGGTTCCCCGGAAGTTGGTCGGCAACGGTGCAAAGGTAACGGTGTATGCCATAAATCAAGAGTTCACGTAGATCGTCCAGAACTTAGTGACGCCGTTCGTCAGGTCCGCGATGGACGCGAGGCCCGCCGCCGAAGGAGGCGCGCTGGTCCCGCCGTCAAGGGTGATGGTCCCGCTGATTAACGCGCCCGCGACGGCGGCGGCGAGAATCTTGTCAACTGCGGCCTCGGTGAACGCGCAACCGCCGCCCGCGAACGTCGAGACATGCTCCACGCCGGTCATGGTGATGTCCGTCAAACCCACATTGTCAGTCACGGACAACGAACTGAGGATGGTCAACCCCGAGATGTCGAGGGAGGTCAAATCATTTCCGTCGAGCCCGACGACCGTAAGCGCCGTGTTGCCCGTCAAGTCCAAGCTCGTCAAAAAGTTGTTCTCCGCCGAGAGCCCGCCGAGCACTGTGTTGCCGGAGAAGTCAATCAGCGTGAGTAGCCCGGGGCTGCAAGTGAAAGTGTCAAAGGTCGGCGAGTTGTAGCAGCGCGCTTCGAGCCAGATGCCCTCGCTGTGCCCTTCCGTGACTGGCCCGGGCCAAAGTTCCTCAGTAGCCCCGGCGATCAAATATAGAATGTCGTTGTCGTAAACGCGCGGAGCGGACGATTCATCCACTGGTGCCGAAGACGAAGCTGAAGACGCGGAATCCGCCCACAAGGTGCAGGACGAGTCGCCGGAGCCTTGCTGCGCTTCAATGTGCAGGTCCATCGGCGCCGACGGCGCGCTGTCGCCGCACGCGTTGACCGCGATCACCCGGTAATAAGCGAAGTGCTGAACCGAGGTAGAGTGAAAAACGAGTTCCGTAATTTCGGGATCGGTCGGTTGCTCAACCGTTCCGATTTCGGAGTAGCCCGTGCCGCCGAGGTTGCGTTCGACCTTGTAACTGACTGCGCCGGGAACCACGAACCAGCCGACCGAGCCGGGGTAAACGCTCGTCAACTGCGGCGTGGCCGGCAACACACAATCGCCCGCGTCGCTCAACACGTCGAGCGGCGGCAACACGTAGAGTGCGCCGAAGGGCTCGCGGACTTCAAAAACTTGGATGAAGGGGTTCATACTAGGCTACCCCCGACGTAAGGCTCGCTGTCCCGGCGGACGCGATTCTCCGCGCGCTGGCGCGCGACTTGGCTGGCCCGCTTGTCCGCATCCGACTGGCTGATCGTGCTCACGATGGTCGCGGTGCCCGTGGCCGACAGGTTCCCGATGATCGCGGTTTCCGTCGCCGTTGCGGTAAAGCTCTCGGGATCAACGCGCAGGTCAACTTCGCTTTTAGCCGCCCCGCCATCAACCCTGACAAAATGGTCATCGCTTTCCAGATTATCCTGCATCCCGCCGTCCGGGTCCTTCTCCGCGTCCATGAACAGGCGCAGCGCGCGGATCGCGCAAGGGCCCGAGCCCTCGAAGGCGACTTGAAAAGCGGTGTCAACCGGTTCTTTCTCGACTTCCACAAGGTAGATGTCGCCCTCCACCCCGGCGGAGGTCAAGCTGTCTTCAGCCATGTCGCGAACGTCCTGCGTGCGCGCGTGGCGCGACTGTTTCTTCAGTCCGTAAATCTGGTCGTCAGCTTCGTAGGTCCGGGTCGCGTCAATGTTGCCCTCTTGGGCGTTGAACGTCGGCGTCGCGATGGACTTCCACCGGCCCCGGTTCGCGCCGGCCCACGAGATGTTGATGTCAACCTGCCCCTCGATCTCCGAGAGCGCGTATTCCATGAAGCGGAAATGCTTCCGGTTGCTCCCGCCGGCAGAGTAGGCCCGGCTCTCGAAGCGCCAAGGGATGTCGCAGCCGCCGTCGCGGCGCTCGCCGGTGAAGGCTTCGTAAATTCGGTTGTTGCCGTCGGCGTCGGCGGACACGCAGAACAGTCGCGCGTTGCCGTCCGTGCGGACGGACACCCACTGGACCGGGTTGATGCCCGTCCAGATGCTCGCCCAAGCCGCCGGAAATTCCTCGTTGAGCGTCTTGATCGTGTTCGCGTCGTAAACCCAAGTATGGACATTTTTCTTGCTCGCGAACGGCACGCTTGACAGCATGAAGTTCTCGAAGCCGGCACACGCGATGCCGGACAGATTGCCGGACAAACTCTTCGCGCTCCGCGCCATCTCCCGGTCCAGATAGTCAATCTTGGTTGACACATACGACGCAGCGGCGGCGTCGAGGCGCGTCTGGCCGAAAGCGGAGAACCACCACAACATCCCGTTCAGCGCCACGATGCTACGCGGGGCCACACACCCGAGCGAGTCGAACATCGGGCTTTGGAAGTCTGGAGTCGTCGCCCACAAGTCGCGGCTGAGAATGTTCGCGAGGAACATGGTCGTTGTGTCGTTGGTGAAGGCAATCAGCGGGGTCTTTACCGCCGTGTTCGTCCCGGGAATCGGCGAGAGGCCGGTGCAGGCGCCGGGGAGCAAAAAGTAACTCAGCCCGCCGAGCGTGTTGAAAGCCTGCTCATAGAACGATAGCGGGTCCGCGATGTCGGAGGCAAAAAGCTTCTCCCGACGGGCAACCCAAAGCCGGGCGCCGGCCCAAGCCATGCTCGTCCCCATCGGGGTCCGATAATCGCCAGTCGGACGCGCCATGATGCGACCGTCGAAATATGCCGCCGCGCTCAGTCCGTCCTGAACCATCAGGACCGAGTAAGGCGCAACGAGCTTGATCGAGTTGTCGAAGTTGCGCTCGACCGCTTTCGTGGTTGAGGCCGTGAAAACCTTGTCCGCAACCGGCGACATGGTCGCGCCGCCGACAACCCGGTAGTCGCGGTATGGGAAATTGGTCGCGTGCGCCACGCCGTCCACGAACGACACGAGCGTCGGAACTCCCCGCCTCGGCTGGAAGACAGAAAGCCCTTGAAGCTTCCCTTTAGGAAGGAGAACACGCGGAACCAGCCCGGGCCGGGTCTGCATCGCGCCGCCGCGATTGAGCATGTTCACGGCAAAGGTGTATGACTCCGCCCCGAGGGTAATGGGATCGCTAATCGAGTCCATCCCTCGCGTGAAGCGCAGGTCGCCGTCTTTCAAATTGCCGATAGCCATGTCGTTAATCCATCGAGTCGAATGAGTCGAGCAGCGGGCTCGCATCGGACACCTGAACCGGGTGAACCGCGTTCGGTCGCCGGGTCATCTGGTCTTCCGTGATCCAGCGCACCGCCGTTGCCTCGAACGCTTCGCCTTCCGCGAATCCGCCGGGGCTGTCGTAGGCTTTGAGCGCCCGGAGGCCCATGATGATAGCCTGCGCGGGCGCGAGGGGGAGGATGTCGTAGCGGCTGCGGACCTCAAGGTTCCGCTTCCGGTAGTAAATGCGGACCCAATCAACCTCCGTCGAAAGCTTGATTCGGCGATACTTCGGCAACGTCTCGTAAGACTGGTAAACCCCGAGAAGAATCTCGTCCGTCCCTTCGCCAGCGATAGTCGTCACTCGCAAGGGACCAGCGGTAAGCGGTTTGCGAATCCGGGTGATGCGTGCAAAAATTGGAGCGTCAGCATCGGCGGCGTGATACGTCTTGAACACGGGGATTTTGTATCCGTCGCGCCAGTTTCCCTCCGAGACTTCCGTGCGGATGGTGTTGCCGTTCGTGTCGAGGCCCTCCGCCCACATCTCGCATTGCTCGTCGGCAGTTTCGTAGCAGTAACCGTAAAGCCGCCCGGGGCAGGCGAGTTCGCGGTAAGTGCAGGTGTCCCCCATGTCCATCCATTCGTAACGAATCGCGGCCCCGCACGAGCCCGGGCCGTTCAGGTGAAATTCAAAAAGGTTGTCGCGCGCCATTGCCGGCGTGCCAACCATGTTGCACCCGAGGATCACTTCGACCTCCGGGGGCAGGGTTACGATCCGACTGGACACGCAGATGTCGAGCGTGCCGAGCAACGCATCGAAGTCGCCCTTGTTGGCGAGCAACTCCACCACGTCCGTCACCCGGCGCAGGAGAAAGCTTTCGTTGCTGTTGCCGACGATCTTCTGGACCTCCGGCAGGATGTCAATCAGTCGTGTTTCCATCATCAATCCTCAGATTCAGCCGCCAGTTTGTCGAGCACGTCGTCGGTATCTTCAGCTTCCTCGCCGAGGCTCGCGTCGGCTTCCACTTCGAGAATCTTCAGCACGTCAACCGACACGCTGGTAGTCTTTTTGCCGTCGCGGTCGGTTACGGTGCAGGAGTTTCGCTTGAACGCGATCTCCATGACGCCAGAGGCCGGCAGGTCGGCCAGTTCGGGCCCGCCGTCAATGTAGAGGCAGGGATAGTGGCAACACTCTTTTCCGGGCGACTCCGGCATACTCACGGGCACCGGCCCGGTTTCGGTTTCGGACTTCTGGCCAAGATCAATCGGTGTTTTCATAATGTTTTGCTCTACCACTTAAGATGGGTCATTTTGACCCATCTGTCAACGTCAAAATATCGCCACCCGGCGCCGCGCGGCGTCAATGCCAAGTCCGCCTTCGTCAATGTCGAGAACCGGGGCGCCGTCGAGCCAGATGTCGAACTCCCGGTTCGAGTTCAAAGCGACGACCGGAGCACCGTTCAGCCACACTACGATTTCATTCGTGGCCGTCATGTAACGACGATATGATCGAAGTAGGCCGGCGTCCGGATTACCCCTAGAACCGATGCCGAGCGCGCGTTATTGTGCAACTCCACCCAAATCGCCCCGGCGGCGGAAGCGGTAAAACTCGCGGTGATCGTCACCCAGCCGGCGCCGCCTGCGCTCGCGAACGTAGCGTCGGCGTTCAACCCGACCCCGGTGTTCTTCTTCAGAACCACACTCGGGTAGGGAGTCACGTTCGCCGGCTGCTTCACGCGAACGGAGAGCGTGCGATCTCCCGCCGCGACCACCCACCTGAATCGCCACAATCCGACATCCCTGATTTCCAAGCTAGGGGTGTCCGGGCTACCCTCCACCGCGTTCTTTCCGACTGAGTTATTGAGCGGGCCTCCCCCCTCCCCGAGGTAAATCGTTTTAGTTGCTACCGCCCGGGGGGCCATGTCATGCACCGGCATACTCGTAAACGCCGCCGCACGCGGGCGAGGTTCCGGAATTGGATAAGCGTCAGGCATATCAAGCGTTCGTAGGAAGGGTGTCGCTGGTTTCAACCAAAATCACGTTGGCGTAGTCGCACGCAGAAATAACGTCAAATGTTTTTCCCTCGTAGTCTCCCGTCCCGATAATCTTCACCCCCTCGGCCACGTAGTAAGCCCCAATCATCGTGTGAAGCCCGCGATACTGCGCCCGGACCCCCCAAGCTGCGTCAAGCAGGAGGATTGGTTGTATGTATCGGGAGTTGTCTGCGTGGCAATGCTGGCTTCCTCCGGAGAAGTATAGGGGAGTTGTCACTTCAACACCAGAACAAAATCCTACGTTGTAGTTCGGGAAAAGCTGCTGGCTACCTGCGCCTCCCGCAGCGGTGTCTGCGGCATAGCGCCCCTTACAGGAAGTAATGGTCATGCTCGGCTTAGTTTGGTTGGCTAGACCGCCGCTAGTCCCGGAAACACTGGCCGAATTCTCCACGGACCTCCCAAAAATACCGACTCGATTTGCGTCCGTCGTCCCGGGGTAGTAAGAGTAAAACTCACCAAAGCCGAACCCGTAATGGAGGTTTAAGACCCCGTCGCCGGAGGTCACGAAAAGGTAAAAGGTCCTGTCGTCGGCGTAGCAAACCCACGGGACTATCGCGGCGTCGGCACTGATGGACTTTCGATAGTTAACAAACCCGGTAGTCAGGCATTGCGCGGGGGTCGGAAACTGGCCCGTCCCGACTCCGACTCCACCGACGGCGGAGAGAGAAACCCACCCGGTCATCCGCGCCTCCTTCGCGAGCGCCGTGCCGTGAGGCCCGTTGTCGTTTACGTGCAGAATGTATGCCACGCCCGCCGGGGGCTGGTAACTCGCGCAGTTTCCGGCGGTCGCTACCGGGTGCGTCCAACTCTGACCGGTAACTAGACAGTGGTCTAGCACCCCAATCAGCTTCCCCACTTCCCCGGACAACTGCGGAGCACCGACATCGGCGAAACTGTATTTGGTGAATTGAGCCATATCAGTTCGTTTCGAGAGTGTCGCTGGTTTCGATACAGTAGTGCCCGGAAGCGGAACCGAGAGAAACTACCGCAAAAGTTTTTCCAGCATAGTCGCCCGCGCCGTTGAAAGTTGCGCCGTCGGCAAAAGATGCCGTCGGGTGACATAAGTGGTAGAGCCCGCGCTGTCTCCCACGAATGTTCCATTGCTCGTCGAGTAACTTCAGCGGGGATAAATAGTAGGCCCCGTCGGCTGGGTTTGGAGCGGGTATGCTACCTAACGTCGGCAACCCGCTACTGCTGGCAAAAACCCCTGATTGTTTTCCCGGGTCCCCCATGTTGTAAAATCGAGTAGAGCCCCCGCCCCCCGCCTGCGTATCCGCGAAATAGCTTCCGAGAATTCCGGAGCTTTGAAGCGGACTCCTTTGAGAGTCCAGACTTCCGGCGGCTTGAGAGAGAGTCGCAGCCGTGACTACCCTCCCCGCGATGAAACAATTTCCAACATCCGCACTCCCCGCCAATGAGTAAAACTCCCCGAAGTGTAATGAGTAGTAAGTCGAGGTTCCCTCGGATTTCACGAACAGATGAAACGTGCGACCGTCGGCGTAACATTGCCACGCCCGGGCCGCGTCGTCAACTGCTACAGATTTACGAACCCACAATTTTCCAGTGGTAGATTCTTGAGACGGGAGAGGAAACTGGCCTGATCCGGTTCCTACCGGGGAGCCTACGCCGACACAATTTGTCCACCCGGTTGCCCACGCCTCCTTGAAAGTTGAGGTTCCGTCAGGCCCGGCGTCGTTTATCAGCAGCGTCCGCTTGGTTCCGACTGCGTCGAATTGCTTGAACGTTCCAATGTCGCCGGCGGTAGCGACCGGGTGCGTCCACCCCTGCCCCGTGACCAAGCAAAAGTTTAGAACCCCGATAAGGGTGCCCGTGCGTCCCGTGAGTGCCGGAGCGCCTACGTCGGAACTGGTGTATTTAGTGAATTGTGCCATAAAATTTTAGGAGAAGTCCCAATCCCAAGTAAACTTAAACCGAAAGGCCAAGGTGTAGAGGCTCGTCTTTTCCTGATTGTGGTCGAACAGGTATCTTAGCCCGGGCCCGGAACCGTCAGTCGAGGTTACTTGAATACTCCGGAGCACCGCAGAATTTCCGGCTCCAACGGCAAAAGACCCACCATAAAACTTCTCGTGGCTGTCTTGGACATACGCCTCCGCCGTCAAGGCCGCGTCCGCGAGAAGGGTGATAGCGACCGCAGTCGGCCAAGTGCCGTGGACGGTTGAAGTAACCGACAGTCTCATAGCCTTACCTCCCGAAGGTTCCAACGTTTGAAGAACCGCGCTGTTCGCCCCCGTAATATAGCTGGTGTTGCCTCCCGTAGCCGAAAGGACTGAAGTCACGTAGGGGCCCATCATCTGTTCAGTCCCCTTGGTGTTGGTGAACAGGATCACCGAGGTCCCGTTCGAGGTAAAGTCAATGACGGGAGTCCCCGCGATGGCGTCGGCGTAAGTCTCCGCCAATTTGAAGTGATCGCCGTCAACCGTGATTACGAAATAGTTCGTATTGAACGTGAGTCCGGTAGGACACACCGCTCCGTCGAAAAAGATTTGGGTCCCCGCCGCGAACCCGTGTGTTACTAGCGTTACTTTGTCCGTAGTCTCGTCCATCGCCACGGGGTGTTCGAGGGACGGCCATCCAGAGACGGCTACCTCTCCATCGCGCGGGGAGGTCGGAGACACCGTAAGCAAGAAGTAGTAGATCACCCGGATTTGCTGGCCTGTCAAAACCGACACGGGGGCGCCCGAGAAGATGCCCCGCATGTAGAGGTTTTGCGCCACGGTTGCGGAGGCCCCGAATCCGACTTCACTATATGTCACATCACCCGTTTCAACTGGGAAGTCGAAGGTCCGTTGGTGAGTGAACAAGCTCCCCGAAAGAGTGGTGCCGCAGTTCCCCGAGCCCGTGAGGTATGTGCTGGACCTTTTGACCTCCGCGAACAGCCCGGTCTGCGCGATGCGATACATCGTAAACAGGGTGCCGGAGGACACGTTGAGCGTATCGGAGAGCGTAACCGTATCGCCGTCCACATACGCGGCGATGATGGACTTCTCCCCGGTGTCGAACCGAAGCAGCTTCCCAACGTCTCCCACTACGAAGAAAGCTCCGTCGGAATTGCAGGCGGTCCCCGTCGTGGTTGCCGTGACGGCGCCAGAATCGTCCTCGACCGGGGTCGCGTCAGACCCGATGGCGCAGTGAGTAAAATTCGTGGCGATGCCATTAGTCGCAAACCGGTTCATCCCGTTCTGCAAGATCAAGTTCGGCGCCGTCGGCGTCTCGAACACGACTTTGCCCTCGTCGGGATGACCTTTGCGCCGCTCGATAATCTGAGCCTTGAAATGGTTCGACATTCCCAAACTCGATCCGTGAAACTCACATTTTTTGTTCATCATAGTCCTCAACTATAAGTGCCCGAAACCATGCTGTTTGTCAACGACAATTTTTCCGACGGCGCCTCCGTGGGGAACACCTTCCGGTCATACTCTCCTGAGACAATCTCATTCCCGATCAAAAGTTTGTCCGTGGGGGCCTCATTCGGAAGCACCCGCTGAATGTAGTCCCCGGAATCAAAGAAGTTTCCGATGACCAAGCGGTCCTGCGGGGCCTCGTTCGGCAACACCCGCTGAATGTAGTCGCCGGAGACTGTGAAATTCACCACGCTCAAACGGTCTTGGGGGGCGTCGTATGGAGCGACGGTAATCAGGTAAACGCCGTCCAAAAACGTGTTGCTCAAGTTCAGGAAGTCCCTCAAGGTTTTGCCCCTCGGGTTCAACATCCCACTCGCCAAAGTGTTATCAAGCCCCAGCAAATCACGACAATACCGTCGAACCGGGGGCCCCCACCCAAGGAGCATCGTGTTGTCCACCGAGAGGCGATCAGAAGCCCGGACAGTCTTAACATCCAGTTGTCCGGAGGCAACGGTAACGTCGAGGTCCAGCCGGTCCCGCTTTACCATTCTAACCGCCTTCGGACACGGGCACCCGTCTCCCGCGCACCGGGTCTTCGGCGGGGTAGCTCTGCCAGCCTTCCGGCTAACCTCGCCCAGCCGTCGAGCGGGTCTGGCGTCGTCCTGACTTGGTGGGAGTTCCGGCGTCATTCCTCAATGTCCACTTGAATTGTCCAGTAGAGCGCCGTTCCGAGCGTCGTCACGTTGAAGCGAAGCTTGTCTCCGCTGGCAACCGTCCCGAGGGCGGTCGCGTTCGTGACCTGATAATCGCCGCTCGGCATCGTCAGCGTGCCGACCGTGGTTGCGGAGAACACCCCCGCAGCAGTTGACTTTTCAACAACCGCAACCGGCGCACCGCCGGCAGTCTTCACCCGTAAAGTAATCCGGTTGACGTTCCACGTAACCGATGCGTCGGAGGCGCCGCGAGGAACCACGACCTCGACTACGTCCGCGCCCGTGGCGGAGGGAGTATAGCCCGCGCAAAGCAAAACCGAACGACCAGTTGATCCTGCGGGCCCTACTGAACCGGCGGTGATCGTGGTCTGGATATATGAAGCTTCATCCCCGTTGAAGATGACATAGCCGTCGCAACCCGGGGCTCCCCCGCTGACTCGCGCCACGTAAATCTTGAAAATTATCCGGCTCGAACTGGAAAAACTGTAACCGTTTGCGTCGGAGAAATCCCACACAAGACCTTGAGGCGCTGTCCCCGAGAAGTTGGCCGAGTATCCCGTGCGGAGCAACACCTGATTTCCCCCGCTCGCGTCGGCGGAGTATAGCTCAACTTTCAAACGACAAACCTGAGTAGCGTGACCGGTGTAAACGTGGAAGTGTCGAAACGCAGTCCCGGGGGGCAGGGAAGTCTGATTCGGGACTCCCGGCTCAGTAATGAACTCCGCCAACAGGTTATCGCCGGTTCCCGTGGCGTTGAGGGTAAGTATTTCCTCCGCCAGCGCCGAGGGAAGTTCCAGAGCGGTGAACATACCGCCCACGTCGGAGGCATTGCGTGAGTCGAGGTAGAAAATCTTTCCGGCGTTGCCGCCGTCGGCTCCGTCGGCTCCGTCCGCACCCTTGATGCTGGCAACAACACTGTAAGTGCCCGCAGCGCGTAGATACACGTTCCCGGTCGCGTCATCGAGGTAATAGTCCCCGTTGACCCCGAGGGCATCAGAGGGAACCCCCGTGCCGTCGCGCCAAACTGAACCGTCAGTTCCGTTAGTTCCATCGGCTCCGTCGGCTCCGTCCGCCCCGGGGCTTCCGGTAGCGCCGACAGCGCCCGATAAAGTAATCGTCCACGCGGAGAATGTCTCGCCTTCAGCGTTCGTCTTGGTATTCTGAAGCGAGATCGCACCCGTCCCCGAATCGTAAGCCGTGATCGTGGCGACAAAATACTTCGTGGGGGCAGCGTCAGCAGTTACAACAACCGTCTGACCGACCGCAAAATTCAACCCGGTCTGCGTTACGATGCCGACCACGTCACCAACTGCGGAAATCGCAAAACTGTTTGCAGAAGTCCCGTGGAACACGTCGCCATCAGTTCCGTCTGCTCCGGGGGTTCCGGGGGCGCCCGTAGCTCCCGTGGCTCCCTTGAGAGTGGCGACAACCGAGTAGGTTCCGGCGGCTTTGAAATAGAGATCGTCGTTGGTGACGTTGAGATAGTAGTCGCCGTTGAGTCCGAGTCCGTTCGATGGAGCGCCTGAGCCGTTGCGGATCGTGGCACCGTCAACACCGTTGGTTCCGTCCGCGCCGGGATTTCCGGGAGTTCCGGGAGTTCCGGGAGCGCCGTCGTCGCCATCGAGTCCGGGAGCACCGGGAGTTCCGGGAGTTCCGGGAGCGCCATCATCGCCGTCAACTCCGGGGATACCTTGGGGACCCGCCGGGCCGGTAGCGCCAGTAGCGCCAGTAGCGCCTTCAGCGCCGAGAACCTTGTCGGGACATGCCCCGGGCCTGATCGTGTGCGCGGATCGAGCGCAGGCACCGGGCGTTATCGCCGTGCCGGGGCAACCATCGTCAGGCGCAGGGAAAAATGGCATTTCACGGGGTTTCGGAAATTACTTCGATTGCGATGCGACCGTTGGCACCAGCGCCGCCGGGAGCCCCCACGCCGCCCTCTCCGCCGTCATGGCCGGCTCCGCCGCCGCCGCCCGGGAATTCACCCGCATTGCCGGCTCCGGCGCTCTCAAGCCCTCCTGCGCCGTCGCGACCGCACTTGCCGCCTTCCTCAGACAGCCCCGGCCATCCGCTGTATCGAAAGTCAGCGACTCCGGCACCGCCGGTGCCGCCTGCGCCCTCTAAGATGCCGTCCGCCGCCGCGTCGCCGCCGCCGCCGCCTTTGGCTTCGAGGTAAACCCCGCCGCCCTGTAAAGCAAATTCCGAGTCTTCCCCGTCAGACCCCGCTGCGGTATTGTCACCGCCTTCACCGCCGGCTCCGCCGTTACCGACCGTGCAGGTATAGATCAAGCCTGAGGTAACGGTAATCTCTTTTACGGCATATTCCCCGCCGCCGCCGCCGTAGCCAGAACCGTTCGGGATGCTACCGTCATCGCCGATGTTTGCGGCCCCGCCGCCGCCGCCGCCGCCGGCTCCGTAACCCCGAACCCGGATTCTCCCGTCGAAATCGGGGATGAAAGTATGGACGCCGGGGGTGTTGAAACTCCAAGCTTTATCGGTAACGCCCGCGCCAGTCGGGCCGATTTCGCCCTGAACGCCCTGATCGCCCTGAGGGCCGATTTCGCCCTGCGGGCCGGTCGCTCCGGTAAGACCGCGCGCCCCCTGCGGGCCGGACGTTTCCGCCGCCCCCGAGGGAACAACCTTGGACCCGTTCGCGAGGACCGCGCCGGGGGACAAGTTGTGCGGGTTGCCATATAAATTCTTCAGCGTCAACACCAAGCCGTTGATGGCCTGAACCGTGTAGAAGCTACCGTTGCCGGACGCAACCCAAACGTATTGACCGACCGCGAAGGGCGCAATCGTGGTGACAGTTACGTCCACATTGGCGAGAATCGCAGGCTGTGTAAACGCTCCGTTGACCGTCGCGAAGGCGTCCGCGCCCGCGAGGCCGTTGATTTGCTGACCGAGGATGCGCGCGAAAAAGCAGGCAAGGCCCTCGCCCTCTTCCCGGGGGTATATCAGAACGGGGGTAGGGACGGAGTCGTCGTAGATGCCGTCCTCAAGGTTGCAGGGCAGCGTCCACGTTACCGTGTCGTTGTCGCCGGCCTCCTTCGTCAGCGCCCCGAAGAACGCGGCGACGAAGTTGTCCATCTGCGACGCAAGCGTCTCCGATGCGGGTGTATTTTCCGGACAGTCATCAGTATCTTCACATGCCATAAGATTCTCCTAGTTAAGATGCCGATTTACGGCGTCTTTGTCAACTGCTCAACCACATTTTTCACGTCGTCGTCTGCGGCCTTCTGGTGCTCCGAACGAAACGCGCGTAGAACTGCGGCCTTCACCGCCGGATCAGAAATCTCTTCCTCGATTCGCTGCTTGAACTGTTCCCCGCCCTTGAGCAACTGCGCGAACCCTTTGGCAGCAGTGCGGCCAGCCACGCCGGCCACGTTCATTCCAACCGCAATCGGCGGGTTCGTCAGCGCAAGGCCCTTCAAAACGGTCTTGAGGATCGTGTAGCCGACGAAAGAGATGAAAAGGATGCCGCCAATCCAAACGAAATACGGAACCGAGAAAAGACCCGTGCCCTCTATCTTCTTGCCGGCGTTGACGTTGTTTTCGTCCTTGAATTCGTCCAAGCGGGTGCTCAGTTTGGCAACCGCGCGGTTGAGCTTCTCAGCCAACACCATCGGGTCAAGAGTAGAGGGGGAAAGGGGCGGGCCTACGCTGACGGAGACGGCCTCGGTGAGAGCGACGGTCTGCGCGGCGGGCAAAGTCACAAGCGGGGTAGCGTCATCAGCGACGGCGGCGATCCAAGTCTCCTTGGCCTTGTCGGCGGCGAGCTTCGCGGTCTGGCGCTGGGTTTCTTTCTCGGAGGCTTTCATCTCCGGGACGGCATGAACCTTGTCTTGGAAAAATTCCTTGGGCTTCGGCATCAGGATCGAGCAGCCCGTGAACAGGAGCGCGACTAGGACGTAGGGTAGCAGGGACTTTTTCATGGTTTGGGGAAGTGTTGGATGACCCAAGAGACGACGGCTACCACCGAGCCGGAAATGCCACTGGCGAAAGCGATGACCTTCCAGCCGCCTCGCATCTGTGCGCCGGACTCTTCCAGCACCGCGATCTTGTCCGCCACGACCTTCACGTCTCCCTTTACGGACAGATGAAGCTCTTTTACGTTATCCCACGTCGGGATAGTTGCAAGATGGACCTCCATCACGTTGATTTTCCCCGAGATGGCGCGCACGTCAGCGGCGATGCCGGGTAGGAGCGAGTCCAGATGGTTTACCCGCCCGGAGATGTTGGCGAGGTCCACGTCGAACCCCCGGGGACATGGGCCCTTTACAGGACAGTCAGTTAATTTGCGTCGTGCGGCCATATATCAGGGGGTAGCTTCCGTGGTCGCGTTAGCCGACTTGGACGGGCTGGTCCCACCATCGTTATAGGCGCGTATCCGGTAGTAGTAGAGAGTCTCCGGGTCCAGACCCGCGAACAGCGCGAGGTTCAACGGACCCAAGTCGAGGTTCTCGTAGGGCCCGACAAAGGAAGAGAAGTCTGCGGCGATAGAAAGGTCCACCTTCCATCCGCTAGCCGCCGGGTCGTCAACCCAGCCCACTTGGATCGTAGAATCCGTCACGACTATCGAGTTGGTGTCCGGCATCGCCGGCGCCGCTACCAAGGTAGTCGCTGTCCCGGGGATGCCGGGCCCAACTCCGCCGTTATTGTAGCCTGAAACTCGGAAGGCATACTCGATCCCGGGGGCCAGCCCGGTGACTTCAAAAACTTCCACGGCGCCCGCGTCGAACTGATACAGGACCCCTGTCTCGTCGAAAACCCAATCGTTGACTACCGGGGTAACATCAATGACGACGCCGTCGAAAGAGGGAGGGGAGGTCCACGTAAGTTCAAAACTGGTTGCGGTGGGGAATTCCGTGACTGAGATCGGGACCGGTTCCGGCGGAGCGTGTAGCTCTTCCGCGATCACCACGTTTGACTGTCCACTTACTTCCCCGGGGCCATTGGTGTAGGCCCGGACCCGGACGTAGTAGTCTGTGTCGGGAACACCCTCGATAAACTCAGCAGAGGTCACAAGACCTACATCGAAACCATCCCAAGCCGCCGCTATGAAAAGAAAGTTCTCGTCGAACGCGATGTCCACCAAGTATCCATCCGGGGGAATGCTTCCCACTCCCGGGGTCCAGTTCACAGTGAACGAGACGGGGTTCACCGGGGTCGCCGCCAGCATTACGGGAGCCAGCAACACCGCCGGAACCGCCGGAGTAGCCAGAATCGTCCGCAAACACTCGTGCAGGCTGTTGTTGTAGCTCAGGCCAGCCAGCCGGCGAAAAATGTCCACCGTGGAGTCGCCGTGCTTGACGGCGGTCCCGCGCGCGACGGAAATCTTGCGCGCCAAATCGTTCTTCGAGTCATGGAGTTTCGGCGAGCCGCCCTCGGCTACCAGCCATCGCTGCATGGTCGTATGAATCTCGTCGCCAAACTTGAGTGTTGCCCCTGCGGCTACCGCGTTGGACTTGTAGAGTTCGTGGATCGAGGTAATCATATTGTTTTCAAGACGCGGGGCCGGTAGTCTTGCGAACCACCGGCCCCGGTTTACTGCCCCCTATTGGGCGGGCTTGGAGGCCCTACCCAAATTATGAACTGACCGGAGTCAGACCAAGATCGCTAACTGCGCGCTTGTAGATAATCGGGATGATGTGCTGCGGGCGCAGAGGCTTGTAGGCGCGGCTGATCTGGTATTTGTGCCAGCCGTAGTCGCCCCACATGTTCGAGCCACTGTCCTTGACGTAGTGCCATTCGAGTTCGCCCGCGTGCAGTTGCGGCGCATACTTGAAGGTGCCTTCGCCAGTGTATTGCTCCGGGGTCTGGCGCTCAAAAGAGCCCTCGCCGAGAAGCATACCGATTTCGTAGGTCGCGTTGACCCAAGTCGCGTTCGGGATCGAGTAGCCCGTGAGGGTGCTCGAATCGTTCACAACCGTTACCGGGTTCAACAGAGTCGGGAGATTCGTCCCCGAATCAATCACGTTGAACCGCAACGGGCGGTGCGTCATGCCGAAGCCAATGCCGCGATACGCAGGACTGGTTTCAAAGCTGTAAGCCGTCACAGCCTGTTCGCCGAGCTTGTAAGAACCCTGCGTCAAAGCGAGCAAAACGTTTTCAACGCCGACTTCAGCGCGAAACGATTCGATGATGTCGCTCGAACCGATGAAACGGAAGTGCTGTTGCACTTTGTTCTCAGCCGGGAACATGTCGCCGAACAGACCTTCTTTGAGATGCCGCGCCCAAGCATGGAGAGCCTTGAACGAGAGCGGGCTGTCGGGCAAAGCGAGGCTGGTGCAGTCAATGCTGATGTCAGTCTCGGACCCGCCGACGGTGTTAGCCGCCAGAGTGCCGGTGGAGTCGCACGTCCCTTTGGTCGCCGACTTCAGCCACAACTGCGCCTGAACGTCCGCGTTGATGTATTGAGTCAACAGCTTGCGAAGCGCGTCTTCCGCAGACACATAGCTGGACTTGAAAGCGCCGAAGCCATCCTTGACACTGACCTTGGGGCCGGTGCCGCGTTTGGATTGAAGCTGGTAGGTGAAGTCCACCTTGCCGGTGCGCTCCTTAGTGCCCACGTCGCCAGCAATGTCGCGGTAAGCGACGAAAGTGGGAACCGCGAGCGAGTCGCCCGGAGCCGCCTGCATTTCGACAGCAGACGTAACTACGTCGCCCTGACCGGAAGCGAACACGCCCCCGTTAAGAACGCCAATGTAAGGTGAATTTGCCGCGAGACAGCGTGCAACGCTGCCGACGAGGCGGTTTGAGTCGCGGACAGCAATCTCATTGATATGAGTTGTATCCAGTTGATAGGCCATTATGATCCTCCGTTGTTGCTGGTGGTAATTCCACCGAGCGAGTTGTTCAACTACGAATCGCGCCGACAGGCGCAACTCCAATTTTTCTTCAACTCTCTCGGCCAAGGAGGGTTCGCTTTAAGGCCCGTCTGAACCGGAACACGTTCAGGGTCGCTTTAGTTCCTACTACACTAAGATGCGTCATTCTGGCTCATTTGTCAACGGCAAAAAGAAAGGCCCCCGACTTGGGGGCCGTGATGTTGAAAATACGGGTGTGTTTTATCAACCCTGAGCCGTCTTCATTTCCTCGTAAAGCGCGTCGAGCGCCTCACCGGCTTTCCGCACGTCGAGGGAGCCGACCTTGGCTACGGGAGCGATTACCTGAGCCGCTCCGCCCCCGCGCGGGAGTTCCGCGAGCTTGCGCGCAGCCGTAGCCGCCGCCAGTTTGTCGCGCTCCGCCGTGATGGCAACCAGCTTCTCGTTGAGCGCCGCCTGCGCGGCTTTGATGGCGTTCAGTTCCCGGCGTTGCTGATACGCAATCAGCGTTCCGACGGCGAGTTCCGCAATGTGCGGAAGCGACCGGTTCGCCAAAAAATCTTTCAGCTTGCCGAGCGATTCGCGAGCGAAAGTGTTGCTCTCTTCAATGGCCGCAACTTCTTCCGGCTTGGCGCCGGCAGGAATCGCCTTCTCCGAGGTCCACGGCAGGTTCTTGATGTAGCCCTGCGCGACCTTGGTCAATTCTTCCGCTTCCCGGGCGCTGCGTTCCGCGACATACTTCGGCGCGTCGGCCTTGGCCTTTTCCAGAGCTTCGGCTTTGGAGTCCTTCAGCCCTTCGTTGCTCACCAGCAGCGACTCGACCAGCCGGCGGGTCGTCAGGGGCAGCTTCGGCATAATCGGCTCCCAATCAACCTGTTCGGGCCCGCCGAGGTCCTTGATGGCCTTGACACTTTCGGCGCTCAATCCCGAAGCTTCAAGTTTCTTGTATATCTGTGCCACGTTCGCTTCGATCTTCGAGTCGAATTCTTTGAACGTCGGATCGCTCGTCGCGTCAATCGAGAGCCGGAACTTCCGGAGGTCTTCCATCTCCGCTTGGAGTTCAGGCGTCAGTGACCCGGGGACGATGGCCTTGGCCTTGTCGAGTTCGGCCTGCACCGCCGCGAGTTTCGTGTCGTTCTCCGCGATCTTGTCCTTGAGGATTTTGGCGTTCTCCTTGGCGAGTTGCTTCAGCCGGCCAAAAGCTTCGGCGCTCTTCGGCTTCGTGTGCGGCGGCAGTTCAACCGCGTCGAGCGGGTCAACGGCAGCGGCGGCAGCGGCGGCAGCAGCCGGATCAGCAGCGGCAGCAGCTTTGGCGTCAGCGTCCGCTTTAGCAGATGCTAACTTAGCTTCTTCGTCCGCTTTAGCAGACGCTACGGTTTCATCAATCGTCGGCGCGGTATCCGCAACCTTCGTCGCGGCGGCAGCGGCGGCAGCTTCGTCCTCCGCCTTTTTCTTCGCAGCGGCAGCAGCCGCATCCGGCGGAGTTTCCGTAATTTCGGAAAAGAGGGAGTCGAGCGCGGCGCCGGCTCCATTAGCTTCGTCGGGCTTCAGGGTTGCGTCATCGCCTTTGGCGTGGAATTCGGAGTTGTCTGCCATAGTTCTTCAGGGGGTCGGGGGTTTGGGGGCGCCCGCCCATCGAGGATCGCCATCCGGCAAATCCAAGGGCGGGTAATTTTCCAGTTCAGGAGCTTCAGCGAATTTCTCGACGGGCTCCGTGAGTGAAATGATCTGGCTCAACGCTTGCTCATATCCGGCAACAAGCTGTGCGCGCAAGGCAACGCTGTTGAGGTCGTTCGTTTGGGTATGCAGCGCCGGACGCGCCGCAACCATGTTGGTCAAAAAGGACTGGCCGCACCCGGACTCGATGAATTGCTTCAGCAAGCCGGCGGCGGCGCTATTCCAAACAGGGGGCGTGTTTGTCATTTTGGTGTGGGGGTCTTCGGTTTGGGCAGGGCCGTCGCTTTCGTCATCGCGCGGGCCGAGGCGAGGGCTTCTTCATTCGTGGCCGGGACGAAGCCCAGCCGAGTTTCGATCTGGCGCTGAATGCTCGGGGGCGAGTCCAGATACGGGATGACTTTCATCATGCCGACCAAGTCAGGCTCTTCCGGCGGAGGCGGCAGCGGTGCCGGCGCGGGAATTTCCGGCGGGACCGACAAAAGTTTGATCCGCGCGAGTTCCTCGGGCGTTTCAGTCGCGGGCTGGAATCCGGCGGCGGCTTCCATCTGGCGTTGAATGCTCGGGGGCATGTCCTTGTAGTTCAGCGTCACGTTGTCGTTGTTGGAAGGCTTCGGCGCCTGCGGAGCGACCGGCTGACCCTGTTCGTCAACCTGCGCCTGCGGCCCGCCCTGTGCGGCGATGTCTTGCTGGACCTGAGCTTCATGCTCGTTGAGCTTTTGGATGCCTTGAACGAGTTGGTTCACCCAATTCTCGAATTCTGCGACCTGTTTGCCGAGGCCCAACGTCTGAGCGGCCTTGACGTGCTCCGCTGCGTGTTGCGCGATGGCATCGAGGACGTGAACGTTGACCGGATCGTCAACTGCGGCTTGAATATACGGCCCGGCAGCTTCTTTGAGCACTTGCAGATGGACAATGTGGCTGTCGCGCGGCGAAACGTCAATCACGTCACCGGTTTTGATGATGATTAGCTCCAATTTCTGTTGGCGCACGTTTTCGGCCTGCTCCGTGGGGTCGTTTACCGGGAGCAAAACCGCTTCGGCGAAGGCCACGTCAACTTTTGCGATCAACGCGCGCTTTTCAAGCTCGTGTTGGTTGTAAAGTGGGTTCCCGCGCGCTTCCGCAGACACCATGATGACCCGTTCGCGCTCGCCTTCGGTGTAATCGCGCACCGTGGAGACGGCGGGCGACTTCGCGAGGTAGTCCAGTTCCTCGGGAGTCATAATTGACAGCAATTTCTTCTGGACTTCAAGCGCCGTGCGGTCAATCGTCTCGGGATTGCACAATCGGCGCTGAATAGTGCTCATCATTCGCGAAAACTGGCCCAAAAAGCGTTCGATAATCGCGTCCCGGCGCTCTTCCTCGCGGCTCGTCTGCACTTCGACCGCCGCGCGCGTAACGCGCTCGCCCTCAAAGGCTTTCGGACTCGTCGAACCGGCCACTTGGTCAAGCAAATCGGTCAAGAATCGGTCAAGTGCAACGAACGGCTCAATGGCGCCGTCAATCCGCTGCTGCTGGACCGTGTAACCCTCGGCAATCAGGATCGCGTTGCCCACGACCGACATGCGGAAGCGTTTGATTTGGTTCTCCGGGCAGGTCAACACCAGCTTGCCGCTGAGTTGCAGCCGGTCAACCGCCTCATTGCGTGCCCGGTCAAGCACCGTGGCCATGTTGTAAAGCTCCCGGCCAATGCCCTTGCTACCTTGGAGCTTGCCGTTGCCGTGTTGGAAGGAGAAAAACGTCACCGCGTCCGACATGGACTCAAATTGTTTGGGGACCCACAAGAGTTGGAGGTCGCTCTTGGCGTCGAAAGCGACGTGCGTGATCCGCCCGTCAACCTCGGCAACCAGAACGTGCCAGACCTCGACGGTTTTCGCGCCGTGGAAGGAGGTAATCACTGAACCCTCCCGGGCCAAGTCCGCGTAAATGCGCTCGGGGTCCTGACTCGTGCTCCGGCGGTCCTCCGGGGTTGCGTCGTTCAGGGAAAGAATCACGTTGCCGACCGTAACGCCGGCAGACTTAGCCGCCTCGGGGTTCGCGATCCACTCAAACATCTCATGCAGGAGATACGAGTTTTTCAGGCACACGACTTGCGCCGTGTTTGCGGTGTGCTTGGTGCCGTTGGGCACGAGGAACATGTCCTGACGGTAGAAAGTGGGGAACCAACTGAAGGAATCGAGCCAGCCGAGGCCGACGTAGCCGAACAACGCGTTTTCCTGCGCGATCTCCGACATCAATTCCTCCCAGCCCTCGTGACCCCGGCAGGCTTCCGTAATCGTGCGCCGGAAGGCTTCCGTCTTGTCAGCGGCCCCCGGCTCTGTATCCGGCAGCTTGGACGCCGTGAGATAGCGCATCTGCCGGAGAGCCGTGGTGAAGCGGGGGACGACCTTGTCAATGAGGGTAGCAAGGGGCTTGGTAGAAAAATTGGTCTTCCACGCGAGGCCGTCGGCAGTCAGCCGGTTCGGGTCCTGCGGGCGCTCGGAGTTATACTTCTCCTGAATCCGCGCGTTCTTCAAACTGCGATCCCGGTTCTCGGCCACGAGGGAGCGCACCAGACCGACCGCCTGCCCGATGTTCAGCAACGCGGGGGTGTGCTGCTTGCCGGAAGTATCAAGATTGGGGGAGTTCGGCGCGTCCGCCTGAAGCTCATTCTCAGAATTTATCAAAGTTGTGTCCACACACTTAAATGCGTATTTTTACCGGCTTTGTCAACTGGAATCTACTCCCGGGTGTTCACCCAATCCCGGTGCCATCGCCCGAAGGGGCAACGCTCCGTGGCAAACTGCGCTTTCACCCCCACGAAACAGGCGCACCGGCTGCATTGATCGCTGTGCCCGTCGTAGTAGCCGCAGCGGGTGCGACAGGTGTGCGCCCGGCGCTGGCCGGTTTCCCAAGTTACGAACAAACGCTTGCCAGTCAGCACGGCCTTCACCATCCGGCGGACGGCATGGAATACGGTATGGAATTTCGGGATCAACATGGTATGTAACCTTTCAGCAGATTCAGCATCGTCGTGCAGTTGTAGTTCAGGGCGTCGTCACCGATAGAAAAGCAGTCGCGATCACCCAGCATGGCCGCGAGTTCGCCCGGGGAAACGTTTGTGCTGATTTTGCACCCGGGCTGGATCGTCGGCGTGACCCCGTGGTGATTTGAGTAGAGCGACTTGAAGACCGGCGGCACCCGGAGATCGAATTTGAATTTCTCGAAGGTCGCGCGCATCTTCTGCCGCTCGTAGCGGATTGGCGAGTGCGTCTCGTAGTCGAAGGTCGGAAGCCCCGCCTTGAGCAACTGCCGGTAGGAGCCTTCGAGCGCGCAGGAATAGTTCGAGCGGTCGTTCTCCATCCGCCAGCGGACATGTGGTTCGAGCGGGCCGGCGGAGTAGAACGGATAGCTCGTCGCGTCCACGTCACGGACGAAGAAATGGTCATCGTTCATCAGCAGGATTTCCTCCGTGAGTTCGTCGGAAGCCATCGCCGCGCGCAGGTTCGTCTGCACCCGGTGTTGCTTGTCGCGCCCGAAGGGTTCCACCGGGCGGAGTTTGAATTTCGGATACTTCTGCGGGCGCGGCGTTTCGCCGAACACTACGATGTTGCGGACGTTGCGGACGTGCTTCACCAGACTCCACATGGACGCGGCCAGTTCCAAATCGCCGCGCACGCTGCTCGGTCCAAGAACATAGACGGCGTCAATCATGGAAATTTCTCCTTCAGGAAGGCCAGCACATCGCCGCCGGCCAGCGCACCATCGCCGATTGAAAAATAGTTGCGGCCAATCAGCCGGCGCTCGATGTTCTCCCGCGTGTTCGGCTCCGCCATCTTGCAATCACCCTTGCGGACTTCAGTCACCTTCAGCAGGTTGCCGTAGAGGGACCGCAGCAGCGGCTTTATCTCAGGGCTCCAATCAAATTCACTCACCGTCCGCAGCAGACCGCGCTTGGTGTAGCGAATCGGCGCATGAATCTCGAAGTCAATCAGCGTTTGTCCGCGCTCCTTCAGTTGGCGAAAAGTTTCCTTCAGACTGCGCCCGTAGGCCGAGGGATGGTCCTCGCGCCACTTGATATGCGGCTCCAAGCCGCCCATCGAGTAATGCGGAAAGGTTTCCGCATCGGTATCGGCAGTGAAGAAAAAATCGTCGTTCATCAGCAGAAATTCATCCGTGATGCCGGGCGTCTGCGCCGCCGTCAGCGTCTTGTGCATCGAGTTGAACTGGCTGCACTTGCTCGGGTCTTCCAAGTGAATGAACTCGTGCCCGGGCAGATCACCGCATCTCGGGATCGAGCCGACGACCACGATGGCGCGGACGTTGTGCAGGTGTTTCTTCACACTCCGCATGGAGTGAAGAAGCTCCACGTCGGCGTGCGCGCTCCCCGTGCCGAGGACATATACGACATCAATCATGGCAGCATTTCCCGCCAGCAGTTCGAGCCCGGGGGCGGGTTCAACACCGGCTTGCCCTCCGTCTTCCAGACCGCGAGTTGCAAATCGTCGAGCGCGTGCAGGCAGGCCCGGTTCTTCAGCGCCTTGTTCTTGGGCAGCTTTTCCAGCATCTTCGAGATCATGTCGTCGGCGTTCTTCAGGCAGGGCGGACAATCGGCGCCCCAGCTTACGTTCGACCGGCACCGCAAACAAGTCTCCGCGCGCAGGCTCGCCTCCGCCGCCGTCACCTTCTCAAAAGTCTTCTGGCTGAAAACGAACGCTGCGTTCGAGGCGACGACGCGGGTGAGCGCGCCCGAGTCGTGCGCCGGCACGTATTCGGTGCAGAGCTTCGGCTGACGCGCGCATAGCTGTTTCAGAATGTCCTGCTCCGGATCGCCGAGCGGTCGGCCCACGCGGACCCGGTAGGCAGATACCGACTTGACGAGTCCGCGCAAATCTTTCGCCAGATGCTTCACGCCGTCCGGGTCGGAGTAACTGTATCCGCTCAGGGGATACAAGTCGGGTTTGATTTTCAGTTTGGTTTGTTCTTTCATAAATAGTTGTCCAAGTAATCGAAGGCTTCTCCCCGGCTTTCAAAGACCGGCACCGCGTCATCAGCTTCCCGTGACAAGGACCCAGTGATACCTGCCAAGTCATCTTTGGAAGATGGTATGCAACCCGTGGCGATGCGAACTCCGTGGAGTAGCAGCGTCAGCGCGTCCGCCTTGTTTGGCGACTTGTTCCCGCGCGAGGCGTATTCGTCCTTGCTCTCGACTTTGTTGTTCTTGCCGGTGGCGTAACGACGCCCGCCGAGTTCAAGTGCCAATTCCTCGGATAGTGCTACTGGCTTAATCTTCAGAAAATCAAACTCCGACCACGATTTGAGGGCGAACCAAAGCTCGGACACCGCGCGAACATATTGCTCCTTGGCCGTCTCCGTGTCTTCCTCCAAAATCTTTCGCTCCGTGGCCGACTGTTGGTAGTTGACGCCCCGGACTTCCTCCGACCAAAGCGACTTCAAAAAGTCGTGGACCCCGGCGCCGTTGCCCGTGCGATCCAGCATCAGGTTGCCCGGCTTGATCGTCAGCTTGACAGCGGCGTCGCGCACCGCCTCCGCCATTTTCACCGTGTCGCCCTTGGGCAGCGAGAAAATCTGATCCACTTGCAGCGCCCAGCGGAAGCGCCGCGCGCCGAGCTTGTCCTTGAACATGACCTCGCGCCCGTTCGGGTTGTCGAAGGTGGGTTGATACTTGATGCCGACCGCGCGACCGAACCGTCCGGCGGCGAACTCAGCGGTATCGCGGCCTTCGAGCGCCAAGTCGGCGGCGCCCACGTTGATCGGCTCTTCCGCGAACAGAAACTCCCCGCGCATCCTCAATACAAGCGACGCCGGGACCACCGAATAGATCGCGCCTTGGGAGGGGAAACATCCGCGCGCCATAGTCTGCGCGCCCGGGCTGTCCATCCCGCCAGAATTTTGAATAATCCGGTCGTAGCCGACGCGCGTTTGCAGCCCGGGGTAGAGCACCCTATCTTGCAGGACATTTTCGCATTTCGCGGCGTCGAGGCGGAGCACGTTCCATTTTCGTTTAGAAATCCACTCTTCATCAGTCTCCTTGTCGAAATTTTCCCAGCCCTTCCCCGGCTCGCAGCGTTGAGCCACGGGCCCGGCGGCGTCCTCGGGGTTGAACGCGCAGATGATCTTGAACCCGTCTATGTCTTCGTCCAAGTTACCGAAAATGTTGTCCACGTCTTTCCAGACACCGAGCGGAATCTTCTCAACTTCGTCGAGCATGAACCGAATCCGCGACAGCTTGCCGAAGATCGGATGCGGCACCCGACGCGGCACCCGCTTGCGGCCCTGCAACCGCCCGGATGGTCTGCTCCCGAGCGGAATCACGACGCCAATGATTGAGCCCTTTCTTGAGCGGGGGTCTAAGCCAATAAACAGATCGCCAATCAACCCCGGCAGCGGCAGCGAAGCGTTGTTGTGCAGCGTAACCAAGTGCGTAAATAGATTGTCTTTCAGGTGATTCTCGGAAGGTCCGACCACATTGACAGACGTGAATTCCGGGTCGCGCAGCCAGTCGAGGAACAGCCACACACCGGCGGAGTAGGACTTCGACATAGACGCAGCCCCCATCAGCATCAGGGAGTTCGACTTGGGGATGGTCTGCCAAATCAGCTTGGTTGACCGGGGCTCGAAGGTGAAGTAGTTCGGCGTCCATAGGATTTTGGCGGCGTCCGGGTAGCGGTTATTGTTCAGGCACCAATAGAGCAGCGAGTTGCAATACTCGATAGCCTTGGTGTCATCGTCAACGGAGTCCGGGTTGATGCCGGAAAAAGTAGCGACGAGCTTCCCCGCCTGCAACCGTTGGTCGGAGTGCAGGCACTTGGCTACCTCTTCAATGAGTTCGTCCCGGTTCATTTCATCATCTTCCGCATGACCGCAGTCCGGTTGAGCCCGTGCGTTCCGTAGGCGCTGAAGTGGACCAGCGGCGTCCGCGCGTAGCCCTTGGGATTGTTCAGGTAATGCCGGTAATCACAGCAGACGTATCGCTCCACGAACCACGGGTGCGGCTCGGCTCTGCCGACGATGTTCATGTCGGAGGTATGCCGGCGGAGAATCGTCATGTCTTCCACCAACTGCTTGCCGTTGTTCCCCTTGTAGGGGTCGGCATCGTGGCCACGATAAACATCGCGTTCATCCGGCACGTAGCGGGCGAATTCCAGCGCCGCCCGGAGATACTGGTGCCCGGTGCCGAACACCACACACGGCACCCGGTCCTCGCACATGATCGAAAGCTCGGAGAGGTCAAGGTTGTTCAAATCGGATGGAATGAATCCCCGGTTGAGCACGTCGTAGTCCGTCATCAGCCCGCCGCCGACGGGGCCCATAGCCATCCAGCGCCGGTAGCACGCGCGCTCGTAAATCCGGTTGTTGAAGGTCGGCAGCTTGTCCGTGGCCGCGTCGTAAAACTCCCACGCAGGGTGCTGCTTGAAATCTTCCACGCCGAGAACTACCGGCTCCCAGCCATGATGCGCCCAACTCTCCTTCCACACCTGCATGGTGCCGGGAGTCTCCGCATTGATCGGTTCATAAAAGGTATAGACCCTCATTGAAAATCCTCCAAGTAGTCAGCCGCCCTACGCAGCAGAACCGGACTATCCCGCATCAATCCCAACGAGACGTTGCACGAATGACACAACAGCGCCCTCATCCTACCGCTCACGTGGTCGTGATCCACACAGAGGGCCTTACCGGGGTGAGGCAACCCCCCACAAACCCTACACTTACCTTCCTGAGCAATCTCCAACCTCAAAAAATCATCCAAGGTAATCCCGTAGGTATATTTGAGTTGAGCACTTTTGAATTTTGTAGGGTTAGCCTTATTCCACGCCACGGCTCTAGCCGAGTTCCTCCCGGGATTTCTCCGGTTCCAGTCCTGCTGCATGAGCTTAACACATTCCTTGCAGGCAGCCCGTTTCCCGTCCTTACCGCTAACGTGCCCCGCGAAATCCTCAGACGGTTTAGGCTCCCTGCACTTTGAGCAATTCTTCATAGATAGGTCGCTGACACGCTCGGGTCAATGAGCGATCCTTGCGAGTGGTCGTGGATGAACATGGAGTCGGTCGCGCCGACGAAGCAGAACCGAGAGTGGTCCGGGAAGTAAACGTCGCCCGGGACGCCGGTCCAGCGAGCCGTCGCCATTTTGCAGGCCCCGTCGCGCGACATGAGCGCCGCACAGCAGCCGAAGACATGATTCATCCCACCAAAATCGTCGGTGCTTCCAGCCGCATCAACCTTGAGGGAATACACCGGGGTTTGCAGCACCGTGGCAACCAAGTCGAAACGCTTCGGATTAAAACACCTGCCGCAGAGATACATCAGGTCGTATTTTCCCTCCATCCAGTGAGCGAGCAAGTTGATCCGGCGCGTCCAGTCGGGGCAATTCGGAACCGCGTCGTCTTCAAAAAACAATCCCACGGGGTTTGCGTTGGCCACGAGGAATTTATCCGCCATCGTCTGCCAGCCCCGGAACACCCGGTAGTGATTCAACGGACACCGGCCCGCGTAGGTCGGGTGCATGGTGATGTTCCCCAGCGGCCAGTCGGGGTTGATGACCAGAGTATGACTGAGCCGGCTCAGGTGCGGCAACACCCGGCCCGAGCGGCTGGCGTGGCCGAGCACATACACCGGCGGCACCAAGGGGACAACCGGCGCGCGGCGCGGATATTTAACGTTGTGGTTCTCAGACATGTTTCGGCTTGCGGTATTTGCCGTCAACCAGTGAACCTTGCGAGCGGTCGTGGTTGAACGGACTTGGCTGTAAAAGCTCGGTTCCATAAGTGTCCGGCAGGTGGCAGTCAACCGGTATTCCAGTCCATGCCGGCCCCTCGGTAAATGAGTTCGCGACGGCGCGCGAGATCAGGTAGGCCAGCGTGAACCCGTAAAGATGGTGAGTGCCGCCCATTGCGTTCGGAGTGCGGCGCGTTTGCGGCCTGAGCTTGAACACGATGCGGTTGGGGAGATGGCCGGACGGGGTGAATAGCTGAGGGCGGATGGAGCGCGCGTGTAAACAGAGCGTCGGAAGATTGTTCCGAATCGCGTAGTTGAGAGAGTCAGCGATGACGGAAACAAAGTCCGCGCAGTTCGGAACTCCGTCGTCTTCCATCATCAGCGCATACGGCGCCTCCGGATGCTCGCATAAAAAACGATACGCCATGTCGCGGTGTCCGAGGAACACCCGGTAATGCGCCGTCAGCTTGTGATCGAGCGCCCGGTTGTATGGCGGCTTAAACGTGGTGCCGCGCGGCGGGTTGTAGTCGGTGCCGACGTGCAGCGTGGGGTTGAGGCCGGCGGCAACCAGCGGCGGCATCGCCAACGGAGGCCGGCGAACGCATCCAAAAACGTAGATCGGGGGGACCATCACCGTCTGGCACGGCATCATAATGCCGCCGAGGGACGGATCGCAGCGGTTGTCCCCGGTCGCTTCCCGTCCATGTGTAAGGCACCAGTTCATCAGTCGCGCAGTTCGTTGCAGAGTTCGGAGAGGTTCGCCACGCAGGTTACGAGCGGGTGCCACATCAGCATGTTCGCGCGCGGCCCGACCACGTAAACGCGTTTGTTCAACCCGAGGGCGACGCCGACTTCCACAAACTTCCCGCCGGGCACCTTCTCCAACGGACTCGGCTCCAAAAGCACCAGCGCATCGGCGCGCACCACGTCGCGCACGTCATCGAAGGCGATTTGAATGCGCTCGGCCTCGGAGTAAAACTCCGTTGACATGAACTCAGCGTGGAGCCAGCGCGCGGTGATTACGTGCCCCTCAATGCGGAGGGACTGTGACGCTTCGCGAGCGGCGTGCTGATCCTGTGCGGCGATGTATAGTTTCATAAGGGGCGGCAACCAAAGCGCGTCGTGTGTTCGTCCCGGTGCGGGTGCTCCGCAAACTATTCGGTTAAGTCCGGTTTCAGCCAGACTCTCGGGGTGCGAATTTTTTATCTACCGCACACGACGCTTACAACTACAAGATGCCCATCCGCGATATGTTTGTCAACGGCTTTTTTGCGTTTTCTTTCTGCGCGAAATTCCCGACGTGCGGATCAATCATGCTGCCCTGTGATCGGTCGTGAACAAACGGACTCGGATCGAGAAAAGCAAAACTGCCAAAGTTCGGGAGATACGCGTCAATCGGCTGGCCGTCGTATTCGCGCCGCACCAGCTTCTCCGCGACGCGCCTCGTCATCAGGTAAGCCTGACAGCCCCACACCATGATCGGTCTGCCCCAGCACGGGCGAACCGTGACAATCCGCCGGCGACAAAAGACCGACTGCGTTTCGTAGGTGAACGGAGTCTTGGCGCCATCGAGCTTCATCGGGTCGGCGAAGAGGCCGAACACGTCGTAAGTGGTAAGTAACGAGAGACAAGCGTTTACGATATTTGACCAGTTATCTACGATGGGGACCGCGTCGTCTTCCATGAACAGCCCGACGGGGGCGTCGGTCTTGAGGAACAGCTTGGCCATCTCGACATGGTTGTTCCAAGCCCGGAACTGCCCCACCAAACAGCGTTGCAGTTCGGCCCACTGAGGCGACAGTTTGAAGTCCTCCGGAGGGTAGGTATCGTCCGGCCCGTAGTAGAGAACGTGCGGATGGATGCCGGCCAAAAAGGGCTCCACGAGCGCCGGGCGCCGCCGGGTGCAGGCCACGTATGCCGGCAGTTTCAGAGTCTCCATTTCGCCGCCTTCCTTGCGGAGGTCAGCATACTTAACGGTAGATGATTCGGTCATAAATTCGGGCTCACTTTTCGGTCAGGTGCAACTGCGCCCACGTCGCCCAAAGCTCAGGCGGCGGCACGACGAGGGTGATGAATCTCACGTCCGGGACGATCTTAGTCACTGTGACAGTTTGGCGCAACTGAGCCATTTTGGCACACGTCTCGGTCAGCTTCAGGTAGTTGACAGCCGGCCACAACTCTTCCCGCCTGATCCTCCGTTCTTCACAAGTGAGGTCACGATAGAGGGTTATGGCCGCGCGGCGAGCCTTGAGCGAAATACGGCCCCCCGGATCGCCCCCCCGTCCCCCACCCCGTTTTTGGCACGATTCCTGCGTCACCGGAGGCCCTCCCGCAGGTCCGGGATGGGGATGCAGTATCCCTATCCCTCCTAACGTGTTGCCTGTCAACGAGGCACAGCGACCAGTGACCAGAGATGGATGACAAGTGACGAATCTAAAGTGATCCAATCGAGTTACCTGAGTATCGGAAGGTGTAGCTTTTTGACCACCCTGAGCAATTCTAGCCACTTTCGCTCGTGTGCCACAATGGCTCATAACGCCAGCAAATCCGAGGCTCTTGGCGTGCTCGTCTAGCCTTATCAGTGACACAAGCGCCAACGGGCCAAGGGCGGGCCTAGGATCGCCCGGGCGCCGCCAAGTAGGCAGGAAGGTGGGATGATCGTTCGCGAGCAAGCCGAGGGCAACCAGACGCCTGCGCCAGTGCTTCCCGTAGTGACCGTGGAAAAACAGACTGAGGTCAACGGCACGCTGGCCGAGGGTGTAGGTGCGTCTCACGATTCGGGGAGGGCAAGCGCCGGCTTGGCCGGGGCATTCAGGGCGAGCTTCACCGCGTCCATCGAGGAGATGCCGAGGCTCTCTCCGGCATTGAGCGCCGCCTGCACACTGAGGGCGATGGCGGAGCCTTTGCGCTCCTTCGCTTCGGGTTGCTCTGCCGGCGTATCGCCGAGGCTTCGCATCGTCATCAACTGAACGGCTTCAGACGCCTTTGTCAAATCGGTGATCGCGCGAAAATTCAGCGAACCAAACGCGCCATCTTTCCCGCGCACAGAACAAAGCTCAATCAACTCTTGCGCCGTCTTCGTTCCAAGCTCAGTGACAAGCTTGTCGAGCACGGCACGCAGGCGCGACGACTGGACGTAGTTGACCGCGCGATTCAAGCTGATTTGAACGTCGGGGCCAGACTCCTTTAGCTCACTCCACTCGCGGAGCTTGACAGACCACTCTTCCGCCTTCGCCAGTGCCTCGACATCCTCGCGCGGGATGGACAGGGCGACGGCGACGCGCGTGGCGTCACCTGAGAACGTCAGCCAATACTGAAACACCTGAACGACATCGAGCTTGTTCTTGTTCACGACTTCGCGCTCCCTTCTAAATCGCACAGCACGCCGAGGGCGGCTTCAAGGTCCGCCGATAGGCGCTCGACCAAAGCTTTCGCGGATTCAATTTGCTTTGCACGAACACGGACGGCTTTCGCAGAGGCGGCGGCAACCTCGCGAGCCTCACGAGCGACGGCGAAGACGGCTAACCTCTGCGCCTTCCGCTTGGCACGCTCCGCCACGAGTAACGCCGGGACAGTGTAGCCGCGCTTTTCAGGCGGGGGCACGGGCTCGCCGGGCTTCGCCTTCGCATACCACTCAACCACTTTCAGGTAGTCACGGCGGGCGTTGTTGACTGCGCGGTCTTCGGCGAGAAAACGGTTTTTCTCTTCCGGCGTGCGCGCGTAAAACTTGATCTCTCTTCGCATTGAGGCATTCATGGTCGGTTTGGTAGGGAAGGAAGGGGGCGCAAGCCGAGGGCAACCCGCCCGGCGTTCATTTGGGAAAGCTCACGCTGGGGGCGTTCTACCCGGGGGAGATTCGATCCGGCTTTGGCACGCTTGGCGGCATACTTGGCGCATCGCTCGGCTCGGCGCTCCGCCGCTTGGCGCTCCCGGGATTGGTGCGCGGCCAACTCGCGGGCGTTGTATTCGTCGCGTTCAGCATCGGTTAAGTTTTCAAGGTTCACGGCGCGACCTCCGGGCGAACATACGCCTTCAAGAACGCCGCCATGCCAGCGACGCCCGGGCCAATCACCTTCACGTAAAAGCGCCAGAGCGCCCGCCGGTAAATCCACTTCGAGGTTGTCACGGCTTCAGGCAAGGGTTTGATCGCGCCCCAATAGAGGCACGCGCTCCGGCCTAGGGGGATGCAGTTGTCAGTGAACATTTTTGTTTGATCCCTCGTTGAGCCGCGCGACGAAGTCACGGCGGTCTTGGTTGCGCTTGTTCTTCGCGGCGCTCTCGCGGAGCTTGCGAACATGCGCCGGCATTTTGTCGAATAGCGGATGCTCCCGCTTGCGTTTGTCGTTTCCCATAACCTAAGATGCGAAGATGCGACCTGTTTGTCAACGGCTACTTTTCTGGTGGCTTGGCCGGCGGCTTGCCGGGTATCCCGTCCGGCTTGGCCGGCGCTGACCGGGGATGTTTCCGGGGATGTTTCCGGGGATGTTCGATGTTCGAGGTTCGAGCCTGCCGCAAAAAGGGCGCAGCCCTGAATTCTGGACACTCATGGACACTTACCCTTTTCATGTGTCCAGCCCGAATATCCCCAATGATTGCAGGGGGATTGAACACATGGACACATAAAGTTAAAGATAAAATCTTTATAGTAAAATTATTATACAATACCCTCTACTGCGTTTCCCTCCGGGAGGGCCTACGGGAGGGCCTACTGGTAGGGAACAGATTCCCCAAATCCGGCTGGGAGCGAACGGAAATGCAAAAGGTCGAGTCCAAGTGTCCATTCGCCGGGTCACTTATCACCTATTCCCTGTCACAAGCTACTTATCACCAGCCACTTGCGATTTCCAACGCTGCGCCGGCTACGCCTTCGCTTACGTAACAATGTTGCGTTGCTATGACTTACGACGATTGCGAAAAACTTTCGTTGATAATCAACCACTTAGCAACAATCGCACTCCGCGCGCTTGAATTCGCTCCCGCGCCGTCCATATTGTCTGCCATGAGAAAAACATTGAACTTCGACAGCGCCTCGGATTGCCTCGATTTCGTGGCGCTCGTGGGCGGCTCCTTTTTACTCGCCGTCCTCGCTGCCATCCTCAACTACGCGTGAAGCGCACGCTACGCTCCGATGCCTGCCAAGCTCCAATTCAAACTTAATGCGACCTGCTGCTGCCGGGACATCCGCGCGGGCAAGTGGGCGAACTTCTTTTTCCATCTGCGCGGTCTGCTCCGCGCAGTAGCGCAACTCTGCACCCGTAAACCGTAAACCATAAACCACACCGCACCTATGACAAACGCCAAACGCGCCGCCAAATTCGTAGCCGACCGCAAAGCCATCCGCGCAGCCTTCGCCGCTGCCGAGGCACGCCCGGGCAACCGCACCCAATATGACCGGGGCACTTCCATTTTTGCCGAGCTCGCTCGCGCCGGCTTTCGCATCGTCCGCGTGCCGCGCGAACGCACCGGGACGATTGCCTGATTTGACAACGCCCGCAAACCTGCTACTGTTACCACCATGAAGAAAAATTCAATCGCCGCCACTGCCGCCGCCGCCGCCATCGCCGCCGCCGCCATCGCCGCCGCCGCCACTCCCCAAAAAATGTATCTGGTGCTCTCCCTGCGCGACCTGCGCGAACTCACCCGCGCCGCCGAACGCTCGCTGGCGACGACCGAGGCTAATTTGGGCCACCGGGTCAAGGATCGCGGCAATCACACCATCGTCGCGCGCACCTTCGTCGTTCCGACCGTCAAGCCGAACTGCGACGGCGAATGCCAGCTTTCCTCCACCGCCTTCCGCGAGTCCATCCTGAACCATCCGGCGGCGCGCAAGCTGACGAAAGCCGAACGCGCCGACCGTGCGTTCAAGTCTGTGGCGCTCACTGCCGCACTCGCCGCCGCGAAACTCGGTATGCCCTGAATTTTTATGGCACACTCCCGCATCGTCCCCAAAGTCGCCGACTGCATCCCGAACATCGAACGCGCCGGCTGGCGCTACATCGGCTACAACCGCCCGTGGCATCGTTTCGTCCCGAACATGCCGCGCGCCGACGGCAAAACCGAAATCGTGTTCACGCTGGCCGAACTGCGCGACGCTTGGACGAACGGATGGTGATTATGACATTCGACGCACGCTACTTCCTCGACCGCATCGCCGCGCGCCGCATCCCCGCGCGCACACGCCGCAAGCCAGCAACGGCAAAGTTTTTCAACACTGATGCCGGGCGCAGCATTCACTTCTTCGGCGAGCGCCGGGACTGCACCGTCCGCGCGCTGGCCATCGCCAAGGCGATTTCCTACTCCGAGGCGCACGCTGCCCTCGCCAAGCACGCCGACCGCAAGCCGGGCGGAGGCGCCTACTTCAGCCACGTCGCGCTCCCGGCGGGCCTTGTGCCTCTGTCCGTCCCGACGTGCCCCGAGGCGACCGTCGCGGTGACGCTCCGCAACCTGCCTCGCTCCGGGCGGTTCATCGTCGCGACCGCCGGCCACGTCTTCGCCTACACTGACGGCTACGTGTGCGACACCTTTTCGCCCAAGCTGCGCTCGCGCGTCAAAGCCGTTTACAAAGCGTGAGAATCACGCATCCGCCGTCGCCGCCGGCCACGTGTATAAAAATCGCCAATCGGTAACGTTAACGCAAAATTGCGCTGCGGCCCCTAGCTGCCCCGTGGCGCGACGATTAAATCCGCCGGCCATGACCGTAGCGCCTGTCACCTGTCACTGTTCACATACCACTGTTCACCAGTCACTTATAGCGAATGAGGACCCGAGCGCAGCGAGGGTGGATCGCCTCCTATATCGCATCCTAGAGCGTCCGAAGTTGGCACGAAAATTGTTGGCGCCTATCGTCTCGTTACGCCACTACTTGGCATGAAACTACTTGCAGCTTTCGTTTGAACTTGCCGCTTTCACGTCCATATTGAAAACCATGAAAAACATTTTCAAACGCTCCTTCGCCGTAATCACCGGCACTGTTGAAGCCCGGGGCCCACACAACGGCGCCGCTAACGTGTCGCTTACCACCGCGCTCGCAGATTACCTCCGCAAAGCTGGCTACGCCTTCGACGCCTGCGTCGGCTACTACAAGGGGATTGACCAAGGACGGAGTTTCTTCGTCCACAACATTCAGCCGCGCGACGCTCGCGCCATCGGACGCATCTTCCACCAAGAATCCGTCATTACCCACCGGGGGCTCGAATTCTGCAACGGCGATCCGATGCTGCCCGTCAAGTCCGTCCTCTTCGGCCCGGCGGCTATGGCTTGCGACAATTATACGGCGATTGCGTTCGGCCCGGTTTTCTCCTACGTCCTATGAACGCTGCAACCTCCTATCGCGTGGGCAATTACGGGAGCCCGCTAACCTCTTGGAACGTTTACAACCTCTGGCAGGTCACGCGCACCGGCAAGGTTCGCGCCGTGAGCCGCTTTCAATGCACCAGCTTCGCCGCTGTGCGCTCCGAGAGCGACCGATTGCGCGCCAAGGGTGTTCTTGTCCATTGGGACTGCGGGAGCGCGCCACGGGGCGCCGAAGAGGCCGCGCTGTGCCATTGCACGAACTGTGGCCGCTACCATCTCGCCAGCGACGATTGTCCGAGCTCGTTCAAATGAAACTTGACTATTCCCGAAACCCGTCCACATTGAACCAATGAAAATCAAGCTCAAGTCCAACGAACTGCTCCACATTGACAACTCGTATTTTCGCCTCACCGTGCGCCAAGCCAAGGAGCTTTGCGGCGGCGCGCTGCTGCCGACTCCCGGCTACTTGCGCGCAATCTCCCTCGACCGGCTGGCGGGCTACGTCTTCGGCGACCGCCACGCCTACGCGCTGCCCGGCAAGCCGGATCACTGCAAGTTCATCGCCTTCGACCCGCAACCGAACGTGAAGTCGGCCAACGTCGCCCGAACGAATGTATCGTGGCACAACGGCGCCGTTGTGAAAAACGGCTGGGTTTGGGCGCTCTCGATCAGCCCCGCGATTTGACAACGCGCGAAACCTTGCTATACTGAACACCATGAAACGAAACACTGAAACCGACGCTCCGCACACCCTGCGCGGCGACGCACTGAAGCCCTCGGCTCGCGCTGCCGCGCTTGCCGGGTTCATCTACCGCAACACGCACGAAAACTACGTGCTGAACCCCGGGCCCGTCATCCGCGCTCGCGGGACGTTCGCCTCCATCTCCGACGAGGCTTGGCTTTTTCACACCAGTTTTGCCGTTACGCCGAATGGCAACCTGAAGAAGAACACGTCCTGCCACGTCCACGACACGGAAATCCCGGAGCGCGCGGCGGCGCTCGACAAGTGGAACTCCGAACGGCTCGCACTCTCACAATCTTAAATTTGACAAAGCACAAACTCCGTCCATATTGAATCCATGAAAGAAATCCTCTCAGGTCATACCAGTCCCGAAACTGCTTATGTGGTTGCGGATTACCCTTACGGCTTCCGCCTGCGCTGCCAAATCCGCTACTGGCTCGAACACCATCCGAAGCGCGGAACCCGGCTTTGGAGTCAGACGACGAACCCGAAGCGCGGCAACGTCTGGAACAAGCCGAAAGCTTCGACCTACGCGGACGTGGCCGGCTGCATGTTCTTGGATGATGTTGGCCACGTTACGTGGTCCACGCTCAACATCTATTCCGGCGCCGCCGAGGCGTCCGCATGGCTCGACACCTTCGGGCCTTTCCTCGACGAGCCGGCGGCTGCGAAGGCGAACGAGTGGCTGCTGCTCAAACGCACCTACGAAGCCGCACGCGCGGACAATTACAGCGCCGCTGCCAGCAGCATGATCGCGACGCTCGTCTGCAAGAGGGGCAAGTCGTGTGTGGAAGCCCGCGCCATCGTTGACGCGATGCTCGCCAAGGTTGCCGCGCAGAACGCCGCCGCGCCGACTGATTTGACAACTGCCGCAACCCTGCTATCTTGAACCATGAATAATTCACTGACAGTCACCGAGAACAACTGGAAGCCCGAAGTCAACAGCCTGCTCCGCGCGCTTGAAGCCGCCGGCTGCACGCTGCTCACCGCCAACAACGGCGAAGACCGGATCAACCTCGAAGACACGTCGCGGGAGAATTTCGTGAGCGAGTTGATCGCTTGCGACGAGTCGCAGTTGACCGTCCACTGCCCCGACGGGAAAGCCCGGACGTTGTATCTCGTGCTCGGCAACTCTCCCGGGGAACTGGTCGCGGATTACGTCTGTTCAGACGTCCTCGACGCAGTCACCACGGCGCACTATGACAAATGGGAGTCGCGCAAACAACCGACGACGGAGCGCGTTATCGCGAAGATGTTCCGGGTCGCGGCCATCAGCCGCAATGCCAACTCGTTCGGGCTTTCCGGCCACGTCCTGATTGCCAAGGACGGCGAGGCGTGGGAAGTCGCTCGTTCGACGGGCTCGCACCTTCCGCAGTGGAATGTCGGCGACGACATCCGCCTGACCGTGGACGGCAAGGGCAACCCCTACTTTCCCGCCTGCGAAATTCCCCGCCAGTTGCCTACGTGCCCGGCGAACGTTTTGAAGGAGGTTTATCCGTGAAGAAAATTTGGTTCAACGTGTCGTGCAACAACGCTTTTATGTTCCGCACTGACCCGGAGCAAGACACCTACCGCGCGGAGTGGACCGAGTCTGAGCTTGTCCGGGCCTTCCCGGGTCACGCCGGGTTCAAAGTCAGCCGGCGCGAGGAAACCTCCGTCACCACCAGCACCGAAATCACCAAACCGTAAACACACCAAAACACCATGAAACCGAACATCGAGAAAGCACCGAAAACACCGAAGGCGCCCCGGGGCCACTTCGACTACGCGCGGCAAGCCATCCGCACCACCACCAACAAAGCCCGAAGGGCAGCAAGCCGGGCAAGGCGGCACGCTCGCGCGCTCGCCAACACCGAGAAGCAGGCGGTTCACCTGACGCGCTTGCAGGCCAAGCAGGAGCGCCGCAATGCCTCCCGGGTTGCGCGCCAGAAGGCTCGCGCCAAGCTCGCCGCCGAAATAGCGGAGAACGCCCGCCGCCGGCTCGCCGCGATGGAAGACGCTAACGTGGTTGCCGCCGCGAAATGCCTTTGACCGACGACGCCGACGGGTTGCGCTCCCGGGGACTCCCGCTGGCGCAACCCTCGGCAAATTAAAATTTGACAGACCGCCGGCACCCGTCCATATTGAAGCTATGAATGAAATTGAATCAGTCCAAGTCCTCGCCGAGGCAACCGCCCGCTATCGCGCCAGCGCGCCGGAAGTCGAACGCCGCGCGTCCACCTTCAAAGGCATCCGCCCCGGCGACCGCGTTACGTTTTTGGTGCCGAACGGCATCGGGCGCAACGGCCAAGAGTGGACGGAGAAGTCCGGGCGCGCGACGCTCGTGTTCGCGGACCACGTAGTTTGCAACTGCGGAGGCCGTTTTGGCACCCCCGGCAGGTGCGACGAGCGCAATTACGTGAAGCACCGCACGCCGGCAGAACGCAAACCGCGCAGTTTCCGGCAGGCGGATCGCGTGGACGGCTACAACCGCGACGACATCGGCGCCTCACCTGATTACTGAATATGCAATCCTCCGCACTTATCCGATACCGCATTCACCGGCTCAATGCAGACCTGATGCTCGAAGACAACGTCGCCGAGGCCCTCCTACGGATCGAAAAGCTCGAAAAGGATTTGGAAGTCGCGCACCGCCGGGAACTGCTCGCATTGTGCGCCGTCCTGAACTACAAGGCGGACGTTTATTATGGCACGGCAGGCGGCAAGCCCTGTCCTTTCCCTACACTTCCCCCGGGGAGGATTTACCCGGTTCCGGGGCAACCCTTCTCCGTGGGGACTTCTGAATCCGGGTCAACTTTGTTTTACGGAAACACCCGACTTGACCCAAACCTTATCACGGACGGTCACGGTTCACTTATCACCCCCGACTCGTCACTGTGAAACTACCACTTGTCATCTATTCAGACCACCAACCATGAAAGGAAAACAGACCATGAACACGTCCTGCCACGTCCACGACACGGAACAACTTCAAATGCGACGCCGCCGCCGCTGCGCCATCCGGGAGGTTTGCGAAATGAGCCCGGACCCGCTGCGGTTCATCGAGGAGTGGATTCGCGACGAGGGAAGCAAGCTCGAATCTTCAGCTTGCCGCGACCTGAAAATCGTTCGCATTCAATTTCAAATGAAACTGCGCGAAAACTTGCGCGCCCTCAACCAAGACGAGACTCGCCGCGAATCGAACCGGGCGAAAGTTCACGCGTTCTGCAACAACCTCCCGCCGTATTCCCCCGCCGTGCTGAACAACATTGCGTGCGAGCGCGATTTGCAATCGGAGAAACAGAAGGCCGCTGATTTCGAGCGATGGTATCGTAACGAGCGCACCAACCGGGTCAACCTCCAAAACATCATGCGCCGGGCCTCGGCGGGCGAGGACATGGACCCGACCTTGGTTTACTCCTACGAAGCGGAGAACCTTTTCAAATACACCGCCAAGCTGCGCGCCGCCCTTTCCGGGGCCAAGGACAAGGAGATGGCGGAGAACTCGGATTTGCGGGTGCGAATTTGCGATCTGGTGAACCAGCGGACGCAACACGAAGCGAGGATCAAGGAGCTTCAGGAGCGCAACGACAATCAGGCTCGCACCATCCGCGAGAAAAGCACCGAGGCTTTCGCTGCCGAGGAATTTCTCCGCAAACAGGTCGCGGACCTGCAAGCCAGCCGAACGTTCGGACGAGCCGAGGCCCACTACATAATCGAGAGCCAGAAGGCGCGAATCACGACGCTCACGAACCTGCTGGCCGACGCGCGCGGGCAAATACCGGCTCCGACCGTGGCCAGCGATATGCAGAACATCGCCACGCCGCCGGCACCGGGACGCCCCGGGATTACCCTCGACACGGCCACGATCCGGTTTGTCGCCGGCGAGACATACGCCCTTTGGGCGGACGGGACCTGCATGATCCAACGCCGGGACGGTGTCTGGTCTGACGTTTGGCGCTGGTCACAGGAAGTTCAGAACGCTTTTCGCCACTGCCCCGGCTGGTGGAAATTCCTCGCGAACCATCCCCCGCGATGAAACTGTTCTTCATCCTAGCGACCGCAATCCTCCTCGGGGGGATTGCGGCGCTTCTCAACCTTCTCTGCCAATACCTATGAGCCTGCCCCTGCCATTTTTCGCCTCCCGCCTGAAGCTTGCCGCGCTCACGCTGGCCCTAGGCTCGTTCCAAGGCGTGAACTGTCCGCAACTGCCGGCGGACGCTCCAAGCGACGTGGCGGGCCGCTGCCGCGACGGGCACGGCTTCCGCCGTAACAACCCCGGGAGTTTCCGCGCCGCCGGGAGCAAGAACCGCCGGCTGAAAAGAAAAATTTGACAATCGGCGAAACCCGTCCATCTTGAGGTATATGAAAAATGTTTCTGAGAAAATCAAACAACACCTGATCCTCGACGTTGCCACTGCCTTCGCGCCTGTCGGCGTGTTGGAGTGCGACAAAAACGGCAACCCCTGCGGCATCCGTTTTCCCGACCAGTGCCTCGGCGAAGCGACCATCCGCATCAGCTACGACGGCGAGCGCGTAGGGGTTCACGCGGTCTGGCCCATGAGCAAGCTGCCGGAGAACAAACACAACTACTCCACGATGGTCACGCCGCGCGACCTGCGCGACGGGAGCGAGTGCGAGAGCATCTACATGGCCGCGACCAAGTCCCCGAAGGTCATCGTCGCCGAGATCATGCGGCGATACCTGCCCGGCTACCTCCCGGTGTTGTCCAAGTGCATCGCCCAACGCAACGCGAACGACGCTTACACCACGAACAAGGCGTCCGCGATTGAAACCGTGAAGCGCGCCGCGAAGATCGGGAACACCCCGGCGACCGCCTACGGCTGCACCGTCGCCGTCCCGGAGGGCCATTTCATCGTAGATTCGGCGGACAATATCAACGCGCAGCTTCACCTGACGCTGGCGAATACGCTGAAGCTGATCGAGTTTTTGAAAACCCTTTCCTGAACGACCAAAACATGATTACATTCTTTTGGACTGTCGTGCTCGCCGTCTGTTTCATTTCCGTCTTTTATAGAAGGGGTGAGAAGCCCTCGGCAGAGCCGAGCTTTTGCAAGCTGTTCTGGATGATGCTCAAGGCGCTGGTGAACCCGCCCCCGCCGACGCCGCCGCCGGCTCCGCCGGTGTGGGTTGAGAAAACCGTAAACGAGTGCCACCGCCTGCGGCACGAAGCCTACTTGCGGAACAGCCCGCCGATAATTTCGGGTGACAAACGACGGTAAACCTACAACAAACGAAAGGGCACACGTGCGACCAAGATACGCAACCGAACAGGACCGGGTCAACGAAGCAAACGCGCTTCGCTCGACCATTGATTACCTAAACGCAAAAGCGCCCTCCGGGGACGTTTACACGGGCCTGTTGGCGACGGCTGGCGCTGCCTTCGACTTCTTCGTCGGACTCAACGGGCAGAGGGTTGCCATCGTTGAATACAAGCGCCGGAAGGGACCCTCGGAGCGATACGCGCACTGGCATATCTCGAAAGGCAAGCTGAAGGAGTGTGGACATCTGGCAGACATCTACTCCGTTCAATTCTTTCTACTCTTCGAGTGGGACGACGGACTCTTTATCTGCGACATGGAATCGTTCGGCGACACGCACGAAACCTTCGGAGGACGCACCGACCGGGGCGACGCCTGCGACCAAGAAGTATTGGTCAACATCCCGCGCGCAAATTTCACGAAAATATCCGGTTGACAAACGACCGCGACCCGGGCACCTTAAACACGTAACAGTTAACACAAAGGCAAAACACCATGAACGGACTCGACCAGATCATCCTAGCCAACCGGCTCGCCGACAAGGCGCACGCCGCCAACAACGCCCGCATCCGGCGCAACCTCGCCGGCGAACGCGCGGCGGCAAAGCACGCTGCGAAGCGCGCGACCGCACCGCGAACCAAGTCCGGGCGGATTACCGAGATCAACCCATGATCTTCACCAAACACCACACCTACGCCGTCGCCGCTTGGAACCGGGCGACGGTGTGGGCAATTTTCACCCTCTGGCTCCTGACTGCACTACTCAAATGAACACCCCCGAAACTACCCTGACGGTTTTTCAACCCTTCTCGAAGATCGCGCGCCTGTCGCGCGGTTGCGTCATCACCGAGAAGCTCGACGGCACGAACGCGCAGATCGCGATTGTTCCGGCCAGCGACGCACAGAAGGCCGGGCACCTTGTCGAGCCCTTCGTGGCCGT